AACCGCAGCAGCAACTTGGTAAGTTTTTGCTTCAATTGCTTTAGAGAATAAAGAAAGACCCATTAAATTGTCAGCCGTAGATTCACCTGTAGCTCTGTCAAATGGTTGACCACTTGATTGACCTACGAATCCTGGGATATGATCTTCTAATGCAGCAACTAATTCTGCATCCGCATATCTAGATGCGATAGAAGTTTCACCACCTTGTGTATCTATCTCGTCTTCAATTCTTAAGATGTTTTTACCATCGATTCTTGAAGTACCTGCTAATACATCGTTACCTGCAGCTGCATTAGCTGTTTTGATGTATAATGGAGCTTCAGCGTTGTCTAATCTACCACCTTCGTATACGAAGTCTAAGTAAGATAAAAGACCCATAGGACCAGCCATTGGTACAACTGGAACTAAATCTAAACCGATTGTTTGTGCTGCAACTTGCATCGCTAAAGGAAGTAAAGTTGGAGACTTGTCACCTGAACCATCTGCAGTACCTGCAGCTCCGATACCACCAAAATCAGATGGGAATGCTACTGCACCCATACCACCGATATTCATAGGACCTGGATTGTTTGAAAGTGACATGATGTTTGCGTCTTCATAAAGTTTGTGATTATGACAGTACTCAGACATCCATGCTAATTTTGAAGCTTCGTTGATACCAGTAGCGCTCTCGATAATTGGAGACCATGTTGCTCTGATTTCAGCTTCATTTATTAAATTTGCCATTTTATAAATTTCTATTTTTTGTTTGTTTAATTTCGACTTATTATTTCGGCTTTCTGCTTCTGTCACCAAATCGTCGATTGTTTATTATTTTTTAAATCTTTTTGCCATTGCTTCTGCAACACCATCTAAGTTATAAGGAAGTGTTTTAGTAGCAACCTCTTTCTTTTCAGTTACCATAGCAACTTTTTCCATTACTGGTGCAGTTTCTCTAAGGTCTCTTGTTTGCCAGAAGTTTCTTACTTGATATTCAGTCTCAACTTTGTGAGTTCTTGACTGTGCAAGTAATTGATTTTTCTTAGCTTCAGAAAGATTTTCCCATTTTGTTTTATATTCTGTTGGCATTGCTGAAAGAACTAACGGTTGATTGTTATTTTCTTCAGTAACAGTTATAGTGTTTTCAATAATTCTAACTATCTGAGATTCAGTTAAAAATCCTGCACCTTCTACTTCTGTTCTTACCACTGTTCTTGCATCTTCGTTTAATGCATTATATTTTTCAGCAGTAGATGAACCAACTAATTTAAAGAAATGTGGATCATTATTTTCTTTTGTCTTTGCAGATTCTAATAAAGATGTTAATTTACTAGATATTTCTGATTTATAAGATTCTAATGGATCATCAGCACCATCAGCACCTGAATTAGTAGGAGCTTTACTGTTCGCGTCTTTACCTTTAGCTTGTCTTTTTTCATCATTGTCAACTTCTTCTAGATCAGATTTTACATCTTCACCATCAACTCCTGCATCGCCGGTTTTATCTGCAACCGTGCCTTCTCCTGAATTATCACCAACTTTTTCAAGTTCGTTATCTTTATCAGCTGCATCAAATTCTTTAGCAGTAACATCATCAGCTTCAACTACTAGGTTTTCATTGATTGACTCTGCAATATAATTAGCATATTCGCTAACATTTTGTACGTTATCTTTTAAATAGTTAACATACTCTACTAATTTTTCATTAGTTTCTGTACCATCATTATAAGATTCAGCAATATAATTGCTATAGTCTTTTAATTTAGTTACTGATTCAGCAATATGTTCAGTATAAGAAATTCCTTGATCAGCCTTTTCAGCAATATGCTCAGCATATTGAATATTTTGATCAGTTTTTTCTGCTAAATATTCTGAATATTGAATATTTTGATCAGTTTTTTCTGCAACGTATTTAACATACTCTGTTAAATTGTTTATTGATTCAACAATATGATCATTGTGAGCAGTTACGGTTTTAATGTCTTCATTTGTAGTAGCAGATCCTTCAGTTGAAGTTTCTGATAATTCTGTAAGAGTAGACTTTAATCCTTTTATTTGCTCAGCCAAATACTTAGTGTAATTGTTGAAGTCATCTGTTTTTACAAATTCTTCCATTGTTTGCTCTTTTTTATTTTCGTTTGTTGTTTTATTATTTATCTCTTTTTTAAATACTTCATATATAAATAAGCTTTCATCGTTAGCAAAACCATAAGATTCATTAACTCTGTTTAATTGTGCATTCTCAAATCCTGGATCTGCAACTAAATCATAAGTAAATAATTGTTTGATTTTAACTTTACCGCCTTCTGAAACTTCTCCAGCAGCTCTAGAACTAATATGTAATGGTACACCAGCATCAACTAATGCTTTAGCTTGTTTACCAGCATCAGTATCTAATAATCTGATTTTACCCATTACTTTCTTGTTTTCTTGATCATACCTTAACTCTTCGACAACGTGTGATACGTTTTTAAGAGAAATGTCAAATTGTTGAGGATGGTCTAATTCACCAAGTAATTTAGAACCTCCGATTTTGTCTTGTAACGATTTAATTTGTGGAAGATATTCATCTTCAGTATAGATTCTGTTATTCTTATTTTTAACATCAATCTCACCAAAAACACCTTCTAAAACATAGTCCTTTGTTTCTCCTGTTTGCTCTAAAACACTAGAAGATTTTTCAACTATTAATAAATTATAATCGCTAGGCTTATTTATAAGTCTATCCATTTTGTTTTTTTCTTTTTTGTATATATCTTTAACTTAAAGTCTTTTTCTTAAACATCCATTCCAGTTAGTGGGTCTTCTTCATCTCCGCCTTCCTCTTCTTTTTCTTTTTCCTTCTCTTCTTCAGCTTGTTCTTTATAATAATCTTGATAGGCTGACATCATTTGTCCCATTGTTGCTGTATCAAATTTAGTAGAACCATATTTTTCATAGAAATAAGCCTTGAACGCATCTTCAGTATCTGCTGATATAATTTGTCCTAAAATTTCTTGAGCAGAAATAACTTTACCATCTGCTGTTTTTTGATCGCTGACCTCTACTTTACTATCATCACCTGCTTTAATAGATGTTAATTGAGCCTCAGTTATAAATTGATTAAATGTTTTAATTTTCATAGTTTATATATCATCTATTTTTATATTCCCATTCCCATTGGATCCTCTGGTTCCGGAGCTTCTGCATCTTGTTTTTCAGCCTTTTTCTTAGCTGCTGCATTTGCAGCAATATCATCTGGGCTCAGTTGTAAGTATCTATCAACTAAGAACTCCATATCAAAGTAGTATTCCTCTTCCATTGTTTCTTGATTAGTTGTCATTAAACTGTCTCTCATTGTAGAAACAAAATCAAGTCTTCTTTCCATGATTTCCATTTCTTTTAAAGCTGCAAAGTCATTATCTCTATTATATCTTAATGCAACCTGTGTTTTAAAACCTGGATCTTCTGCTAAATCTTTATATGCAATACACATTTGTAAATATAGTGGCTTAACCAATATTTCTTGGAAAGCTGATCTTAGTCTCTTTACAAACTTGCTAAATTTAATTTCATCTCTAATCATTCCATCAGCAGCAAGATTAAAATCTCCACCACCGTCTTCATATAAGAATCTAGAATAAGGTATTTTAGAAACATGTTTAAGTTTATCTGAAAAATATTTAAGTGCTTCTGTATCTGAAAGGTCTGGACCCGATGCATCTAATGTTTCAATCTCAGGGCTGTCACCGTCTTTACTTGGTAACCAATATTCTTTATTAAATTGTAGCATAGGTTTACCATCGGTTGTCATAGAACCAGACTCCCAATCAAAATCAACTACTTCTTTATATGAATTCATTAATTGTGCAAGTGATTGTTTTGCTCTTGTTTTAGATTTACCACCGACTGGTATAACAAATTTCATTCTATAAGAACTATTAGTCACTGCCCAAATAATTCTAGTATGTTCCATAATTCTTAATAAGTTAAAAGATCTAATAAGTCTTTCAACATAGCTGACTCTACCTGCTGTTGTTATAGAAGAATAAGAAAGGTAAATGATTTGAGAATCATATAAGGTTCTTTCTTTTACTGGATCATCTTTAAATTGTACCCATACTTTTTTACCATCTTCTTTATTATAACCCGGAACTAATGTAATTGGATCAAGTTCTTTAAAACCAATAATTTCCTTTTGATCAGGTGAATAAATAATTTCAAATGCTAAATAACCATCAATTAACCATTTTCTAAAATAGTACCAAGCAGATTGATCTGAGTTAAATCCAAATGCATGGTATATTTGTCTAAAATATCTGTTTAAATCTTTTTGAATTCCATCTGCAACTTCAACTCCTAAGATTTCAGGAGAAGCAAAAAAGTTTTTATTATCATATACGATAGTTTCGTCACATAGTATATCTAAAATATCTTCAATCTCATCGTTTACTGAAAAACTTCTAAGTTCATCTCTTTTTACTTCATATTGTTGATCGAAAAAAGGAATGTTTTTTCGCATTGTAGTATCGGCCATTGACAAGGCAGCAAATGCTGCATACATATCATCATTATCTAATCCCATTGGATTCATTTGGCCATAACCAAACTTATCTTCTAATGGACCAACCGCCTGAGACTGTCTAAGTATCATATCATCATATCTCATACCGAATGATGAAAGTAACTTTAATGTATTGTTTAACCTAAAAGGTCTCTTATTACTTAATGGACCATTTCTTGGATCCTTATCTGCAAAACCTGCCATAATTTCTTATATCGTTTATAAATTTATATATTCAATTTTTTTTATTTGTTTCTAAATTCATTTACTAGTTGAATATATGTTGTTCCATTTAAATCCGCAAAGTCACAAAGTGCTACCTTTGCCCAATTTTCATAACTGACCACTGCCTGTCCAACCTTTCTACCTGGTATGTATTGTCTAATTGCAAATTTATAAGTTGCTAAAAAACCCTTTGCTTCTTCCCATGTTATTGAAAGCTGACTTTGACGGCGCGCATCGTTCTTTCTTCCTCCTATTGATTCTCTTTTAATTTCATTTTCAAAAGTACTATATACTCTATCTAATAAAGTTTCTTTAACATCACTTGGTAAGAGGTTAACGTTTATGCCAACATCATTATTTCCATCAGGATCAAGTGCTAATACGACTGGGTTTGCATCATACCATGGTAATTCTTTAGCGTATTTTGGTGTATATCTAAAAATATATACCTTTCCTGGCTGAAACCTACCACCTATTGGCTGTACACTTTTTTCAGCTGATGTTTTTTTACCAGTTTGATACCAATTTTCTGCAGCTCTTTTAGCTCTAGTCTTACTCTTTGCTTCTTTAATTAATTCCTTTATGTCTTCTCTAACCTTTCCCATTATTTAAGACTTTTTTCTGTCATTACAACAAATCTAAATCCTCTTGACTTAGACCATTCCTGCGCATATTTATATTTATCTCTATTTTTAACATACTGTTCTGCGAGGAATTTATAATTTTTTAATGCCTGTTTTGAATTTTTAGTAGGTGGTTCAGGCTTTACTATATGACTTTCAGGCTTAATCTCAATGAGACTTTCTTCAAAGCCTGTTTCTTTCTTTACCTTTATATAAAAATCTGGAAAATATGAATGTTCCTTTTTATCCATTGAACTCCAGTATTTTATTTCAACTGGCTCGCTTGACCATAATACAATGTCCTCTCTATTATCGCACATCTTCATAAACTTAAGTTCCCATGAACTTCTGTATATTATAGGTGGATTGCCAGCATATTTTTTAGGATATAGTGGATTGTAGTAGCCTTGATTAAAGCCTGAGTTCTTTGTTGGTCTTACGTTTTTTATTGACATTATTAGATATTAAACATTCCGCCTCCGCCATCTTCTCTTGAGTTTGCAGAATTTATTCTATCCATTGAGATAGTTCCCTTTGTTTTATTTGGATGAAGCTTATTCCAACCTTTAGCATAACCTCTTTTTGCAATTTCAGTAAAGTATGCAAATGCGTTTGTATATTTAGGGTTAAAGTTTCTCCAATATTTTAATAAATCTAATAGAGCGAATTGCAAACAATCTTTTCTATCATCTTCATTTACATAAGTTAATCTATTAATTGCTTTTTCAGCAAGTAACTGTAACATTTTCTCTGCATCTCTTGTTAATCTATCATCATCTAACGATTGTACAATTTGTGCATATAAGTCTTTATTGTTTAAATAATTCTTTTTTCTTGGCATCTTTTAAATTTATAGATATTATATAAAAAAAAGATCAATTGTTTCCAATTGATCTTTTCTACTGTATTTGAGTTAAATGAGAGATTTGTAGTTTAACGTCAAATTTTATTTAATTTTTTATACTGTTTCGCCGTCAGCTAATTCAACATCTCTTTTATTTACTTTAATTGGTTTTTCATCAGCAAATACTGTAATTGATTCATCTTGACCAGATGTTGTATAAGCTTCAGCGTCAATTTGAACCTCCGTACCTTCTGCATATTCTTCAGTTTTGTATTTAAGAGTTCCTGGTACATAGCCATCTTGTCTAGTTACTAATTCTTCTTCAATCTCAGCTTCATTAGTAGCTTCATCCATAGATGCTTCTAATTCTTCTTGATCTTCTTCGGATTTTTTAGGTTCTGATAAATCATTTAAATTAGCTTCAATATCAGCTGCAGCATCTTCTGCTATTTGTAATAATTCTTCAAATGATTTTCTATCTTCTTTAACTACTTCTTTAGCACCTTCTTCGCCTTCATCGCTTGGTGCAGAATCATCTGCTTCTTCCTTTGTATCGGGCGTTGTAATATCCTTTGTGTCTTTTTTAATATCTTCAGCTTCAACTCCAGCCTCATCTCCGGCTTCTTCGTTAGTAGTTTCTTCAGTTGTAGCTTTAGTTTCAGTTTCTTCAGTTGTAGCTTCAGTTTCAGTTTCTTCAGTTGTAGCTTCAGTTTCTTCAGTTGTAGCTTCAGTTTCAGTTTCTTTAGTTGTAGCTTCAGTTTCACAAACACATCCGTCTGTTCCACATTTTCCACAACTTTCTTCTACTTTTTCAGTACCGTTTTTAATAGCTTCAACCTCTTCTTCTAATCTTTTAATTTCACTGTTAATTAATGTATCAGCTTCTTTAACTTCTTGAATTGATTTATCAGCCTCAGCAATAACTCCTCTTTGATCTTTTAAGAACGCTATCATTTGCTCTAGAACACTGATTTTATTTAATTTTTCAGCAGCCTGTTTTCTTGCACCTTCTAAAAGTTCTTGAGTCATATCAGTTATTTCATAACCTGTTTGCTCTTTAACATAATCAAATGCAGCATTTGCATCTAATTTACCAAACTTATAAATCTTATTTGCTTCATTCATTCTATAAACGTAGAAGTCTTCGTTTAATTTCATAACATAACATTTAACCTGTCCTTCTTCGATTTTTTGAGCAAAATCAAGAGATACGAAGTTATTGATGTTTTTTGCAGCATATTCAAAAAGTTGAATTTTTGCTTTGTTTGTATAATTTACAATACCTGCTGCTAATAAATGATTTGTTAAACTTTCAGCTAAAACTTCGCTATTGTTAACGAAAAAATTGTTTGATTCTCTTACGAATCTAATTCTATTAATTCCATTAAACCATGTTAAACCTTCATTAGTTAATGTAAAATTGTTTAATGCTAAAACAAGACTTCTAAACTCACCAGGAGCTGTAGTAATTTCTGCTTCAGTAATTGTATTTTCACCAACTAAAAATGCTTTACCATCTAATGCAATATAACTATCTCCTGCTTCAGTAACGAATACAGGTGATATAATTTGTTTTGTAACTTGTGCCATTTTTAATATTTTTATTTATTTTATATATTAATTATATATCTAAACCCTCATCTAAAGATTCGTTAAGTTGTTTTTCATCTGAATAAGCGTGAGTTATCTTAAACATTCTATTTCCAGCATGTCTCTCTGTGTCAAAATCTATTGCTGGCATAAATGAATTTACCTCAATACTGAATGTTATTTTATAATTGCCTTTATCGTCAAAACTATATTCAATTGGGCTTTCTTTACCATAATCGTCTGGCATTGCATAATAGGCTGCCATTCTATATAGTCCTTCTTCTAAATGCCCGACTTCTACATTATATTGATTAGATTTATATAATTTCTTTACTAATTGTTCAGTACATTTAAAGATGTCTAAGAGACTACTTAAGAGTATTTCAATATCAATTGAAAATGTCATAGGAATTAGTTCAAACTCTGCCCTATACCCCTCTAAAACACCTTGATCATTCATCTTACTGTACTCTCCAACATTTCTCTTATTTACAAGCTTTGATGGATCAACTGTCATTGATGTAAGATTAACAACTCCTCTTGGAATTGCATCATAATTTCCATCTGCTCCAACTGGATTTGGACTACATTCAAAGCCATTAGCTGTTGAAAAAAGAAAATTATCTTTTAAAAAATCAGCATCTCCAGTAATTGAATAATAAAAGGGGACATCTATTTCTGATCGAGTATCATTATCAAGTTGTCTATAAAAACTAACCTTTTTATTTAAGTCAGCTAAAAGACCCACTATAAGGTGTCTGATAACACTATCGTCTCTATTGAATTTTAAATTATATGTTGCCATTTATTATATATCATTCTATTTTTTCAATAGTAAACTTTGAAAATCCATTCTCTCTATGAATCTGTATTTTCTGATCAAAGATCTCATGAGGTAATTCCGTATGATTAATCACAAATGTATTTAGTCCGTTTTCTTTAATTACTTCATTAAGAATTTTAAGTACGTTATAGACTCCATCTTGATCTACAGAACTTAATAACTCATCTAAGAACATAAGATTAAGTTGTGGAAACCTTAGTTTTAGTATTTTAATAATAGCAATAATAACTATAAAGTCAGCCTTCTTTCTTTCACCTGTTGAAAGTGTTAGAGGATTTATATCTTCCCCTAAATGATTAATAATACAATCGAACTTTTCATTAAATCTAATATGAAATGGAAGGTGCATTGTTTGAGCCATCATTGCGATATTAGCATTTAAGCCTGGTAATATAGTTTGTACTGCAAGGTTTTTTACACCATCATCTCCTAAGACTTCTTCTAAGATTGTCATAAATGCATCTTGCTGTGCTATCTCTTCTCTCTTACCTGATTTGCTTTCTTCTGACTTTTCAAACTCTTCAATAATTTGTTTTAAATGTTGAAATTGAGTTGAGTCTTGAGTTGATTCCTTTATTTTAATTAAAGCTTCTTTAATATCTTTAATAGAGTACCTTAAGTTATTAATTCTAGTTTCAACTTGTTTTTTCTTACTTCTTAATTCACTTACTTTTCCTTCAGCTATTGTAATTTCTTCTTTTAATTTACCTGAATTTTTAGAGTTATTTTTAATCTGTGTTTTAAATTCATCTCCTTTTTTCTGGTGCCAATCAGTATCTAACTTTGTTTCACATGAACCACAAAAACCGGATTCGTATAATTCAATTTTTTTCTGTAGGTATTGATTCTCTCGTTCAAGGTCTCGCTGCTGAATACCCATACTACTTGCTTCATCTCTTACTCCTTCAATTTTACCATCGATATGGCTTCTCGCCTCGTTTAATTTCTTAACATTATCTCCATGTTCTAATAGTTCATCTTTTAAGGCTTCAACCTTTGCTTTATCTTTCTTATGAGACTCTTCAACTAAGTTATTTAGTTTAAGTCTTACTGAAGAAATTGATTCCATAATCTGATTAAGTTCAGAATCATAAGAATCTATTTCCATTTTAATTTGCTTGCGTTCTTCTTTAACATTCCTGAACATATCGTTTAAAACTGAAAAACCAAACATCTTATCAATGATTTGTTTTTTATCACTTGAATTCATAGTCAGAAAAGACTTAAAATCATTAATACTTAAAATAATAATATTCTTAAACACATGATATGGTATTCCAAAAATTTCATCTTCTAAATATTCTTGTACAGATTTTTTACCTGCTTTATCAAACTCTACTCCATTGATTAATACTTTAAACTTATTTGGCATAAGACCTCTTTCTATCTCAACTGACATGTCTTTACATTGTAAGTTTATTTTAACCCATAATTCTTTGTTGATTCTATTTGGCAAATCAGCGAGTTTTACACCTTCAACCTTTCCATATAGTGCATATATAATACTATTAGCTATTGTGGTTTTGCCATGTCCGTTTTTACCTAATGTTAAATATAACTGTGCTTGGTCTTCAAACTCAATTGTTTGAACTTGATTACCATAACTTGCAAAATTCTTAAATTCTATACTATTAATTCTCATTGTCTAAGTCGTAATTATTTACACAACCGTTATAAAGTTGGTTTAATTTGTCTTTAATCTGTTTTTTTAACTTGTTATCAAATGTAGAAGAATCTATGTATTTTTCACAAAGTCCCATAACACTATAGTTCTTTTGCATTTCTTCTATCTCATCTAAGTCATATAAATCTTTGTCTATAAAATTATCTTCTTGATAAATATTTGGCTCAATTCTTCTTCCAATCTTTTGCACTCTGTTAATTAAATTAGACAATGCAGATGATGTTGCTATTTCAGAAGGAACATAAAGATCTACAAAATTATTTTTAATTTGTGCCTTAAAATTCTCAAGTGGCATATCATATAACATCTTAATATTATACCTAAGAAAGTGAGGAGATATTGTATTTTCAAAGAAAGTTTCTTGCATATCCTTTAAATCTACAAGATCAAATCCTTTAGTGTTATTCATATCAGATCTTGTTAGTTGATATGGTACACCAACCATTAAGAGTTTATCCTTTTCTTGTCTATAATGAATGTGGCCGCTATATACTCTCGTGTATTTTGAATAGATATTACTTTCATTTCCATGCTGATTCTTTACCTTTGCGTTTAAGTAAATACCTCTAACTTCAGAATGGCAAAATACAATCTTACTCATTGGATAGTCTGCTAATGTCTCTGCCTCATGTGCTGAATCTCTTCTCCATGGCATTAGTAGTATTTTTCTATCATTCCAAACATACTCAACAGGGTCTGTATAAACTTGTACATTTGGGATCCATTTAAGAGTATCTATTGAAGTAATTTCATTTGTCTTCTTAGCCCAAATATCATGATTGCCACAAATTACATGGACCGGCAATATCTCACCTAGCCTCTCGAATAGATCCATGGCATAGTTTAAAACTTTGATGTTTATACTCTGGCGGTTGTCAAACGTATCTCCTACCTGTACCAAAACATCACCTGGTTTTACATATTTCTTTAATGTGGGAATAAACTGCTGTTCAAAAAAATCTTTTTGAATTTGTAGCCATTCCATAGAATTAGACCTAACTCCAAAGTGAAGATCGCCTAATACCCACACCCTTTTTACGGGTTTACTTAAAACACTTGTCTTAATCATTTAAAAAAGTTTGTTAATATTTTTTCTTGAAAGAACTCCTGTTTTTTTATCTAATTCCATAATTAGATCTTCTTTATAAACATTTGATAATGAGTTATAAAATTTATTTGGAGGTATATTAAAATAATTACATAACTCAGAAAATAAATCTATTCTTGAGTATTTTTTAATTAACTCATCTACCATAAATCCATAAACTTCATTGATGTCTATTTTCTTAAGACGAGTTACACTTGTAAATTCATTTATTACGTTGAATTTTTTAAATCTTGAATTTTCAATTAAATCATGTATATCCCTGGCTAATATTTCGTAGTGTATATTTTCTTCTTCTGAAAGATTACCTCTTACTGCTGGATCTAAATCAAAGTTAATAGATCCCTTTCCCTCCGTGTCTGGAGCTTCAAAATTATTGTCAAATATTTTATCTTGCTTATTTCTCATATCTATATTGCGTGTAAATTACTCATTGTTATTTCTTCAGTTTCCATTAATCTCATATATGAGTAGTTAATATCTAACTTGCATTTTGTTCCCTTGCCTTCACCATCTCTGATTTTAAGGACTTTTAATCTGTATTCATTTGCTGCTCTCATAATATCATCTTGAATAATTCCAAGCATAACATCAGCAGTATGAGAAAGACCTGCAGATTCTGCAATATCGGTCATTGTAATATCTGAAGAGTTGTAACCACTTCTTGTAATTTGAGTTGCTGTAACGATTAGCCAATTATTTCTAATACCCATTGCTCTAAGATCTTCTGCAATTTGCTTAATCTTCATATAAGTATTTTCAGTGTTTTGATTTCTATAATTTGCTAAGATGTTAATATAATCTATAACAACTGCACCTAACTTAATTCCTTTTTCTTCTTCAATTTGTGCAAGATAGGCTTCAATGTCAAGCACAGTAGCTTGAGATGTTGGGAATTGTCTAACATGTAGACTACCTGGAGGAGTAAATCCATTTCCTACTGTTTCTAATTTTCTTTTAATAAAATCTTTATTCTTACCTTTTTCATTATAGTCACTAATGTTAATACCTAAAAGGTTTGCTCCGATTCTTTTAACAAATTTATGTGCTGCCATTTCAGCGGTAATGACGGCGGTGTTGGTTCCCATCTTAACGAATTGAGCTGCGTCATTTGCTAAGAAAATGGATTTACCAATATTCTGTTCACCCGCATAAACTACTAAATTACCGCCTTTGTCATATCCTCCGCCTAATACTCTATCTAAAAAGTTATATCCTGTACTAATTTTATCAGTCTCTTTTTGATCATGTGATTCTGCATCGAAAAAATCAAGACCAAGATCACTGTTAAATGTAAGATTATTTCTTTCATTTATTAATGTCTTAACCTTTGTAATTATATGATCAGTATTTTCAGGAGTTACAGTTGTTGTTTTAATAAACTCAATAGTGTCAATAAGAGTTGTATCGAAGTTTCTCCATTTAATCCATGATTCTGCAGTAGATGTTAGCCACTCTTCATCATATTGATCTAAGTCTACTTCAAATATTAAATTAATTATACTATCACTAATTTTATCTTTAGCCGTTTTTGCATTTTTAACAAGAAGTCTTAACTGTTCCTTTGAAGGAGTTTCATTAAACTTCATAAAAAACTTAAGAGCAAGAGTTGAAAGTATATCAATCTCTTCAGATGAATAAAAACTTGTCTTAATTGCCTGTAAATATTTAGGTTTTTCTAATGAAAACCTAAAAAACATTTTTTCATAATCTTGGCTAAATTCCATACTAGTTTAATTAAACGGGTTGTTTATTATTTTATAGGACTCTTTACCTTTTGTTTCATTTACCGGTTCAATATAACCTTCTTTAACTAATTCTGCTAAAGCTTTATCCACTCTTTCTGGATCTGCGTTTTTTAAATGATATTTCATACTTGCATGTTTTGTGAAATTGTGGTTAGTATCTCCAATGTGTCTTTTTATTTTTTCATATAAAATGTCAAATCCATCTGGGTAAGAAGGCAATGTGTCGTGTATTCCTAAAATATATTTAATAGGAAGTTTATCTTCATTTATTTGTAAACTCATTCTGCAGTCTCTTCTAATATTGCATCAACGTCAACGTCTTCTGACATTGCACTATAATTAAACAGTGGCTGAATGTGCTCATTGATTTTTTCAAGTACTTCTTTTGTAAATACCTTTTCAGTAAAGAAGTCTTTATTTGAGACTGGATTATCTAAGTGCTTACATATCCAAGTTCTTGAAGTTGCCTTAAGTTCAGGTTTTCCATTTTTATCAAAGCTTCCTCTATCAACTCCACAAACATCCCATGAAACATATTGTTCAAGACCTACGTAAGGATTCATTCCTTGAGTAAAGTGTAAATGAAATTTAATTGGAGTTGGCTTTGCAAATCTGTTTTTGTTTGGTTTCGCCGTAACTATAATTCCTGTTTTCTCAGTACCTTCTTTAAGTTGTGCTTTATTTAAGAATAAAACAATTGATGCTGCATATTCAGGACCTGTACCTCCACCTGCTATTTGTTGTGCAATAAAGCCTTGCGTCATATAAGTGTGGTTAGTAAATAAGAAAGGTATTTTAAGATCTGCCAATGGAGTCATAATAATTCTAAAAATAGATTTAAGAATTTTGGCTCTTGTCATATCAGCCTTTTCACTACCACTGACTGCATCATTGATTTCTTTTTGAGTTGCCAAGTTTCCAGCACTATCAAGAATAATCATAACCTTAGGTACTGTACCACCTGTTCTTTTTACTTCTTGCATTTTAGTTGTGATCGTTGTGATTGAATGTCTAAAATCTTGTACAGTATTGACCGGTTGATAATTAACCTTAGCTAAATCAATTCCAAACTTTGTCATTAATTGTTTATCAACAGCAGCTTCACTATCATAAAAAATAACATTGTAACCCATGTCAATTGCACGTTTTACACTATTTAATATGAGGAAAGTTTTACCTGTTCCAGAAGGGCCAGCTAATGCACAAGTTCTACTGTTTGGCCATCCACCAAATAAACTACCACTTACACATGCATTTAAATGATAATTACCTGTGTCAATATATTCTGTAACTTCACTAAAATCACTATTTTCCATTACACTACCTAATGGATTTATATTTGCTAATTCAGCGTTAATATCACTGAAATTAAATTCAACTTTCTTTTTTGCCATTTTATTTGTTTATTTTTTCGAATAACTTAGATTCTTTTTCTCTAATATTGTTTAATTCTTTTATTAAGACTTCAGCCTTTTGTTTAATATTACTCATCTCATTTTTTAAAGTATTAAATTCTTTTTGAATTGCAACATACTCTTGTAATATGGTTTGTTCTTCTTTAGAAAGGTTCATAGTCTTTAATTCTTTTTTGTTTAGCTGCTTCATTTATTTTTTCTGAGAAATGTTCTCTAAAATGAATTGCAACCTTTTTTCCTAATTCAGTATAGTTTGGGTTTTCAGCCACTAATTCGCAAACGTAGTCTTCTATATTCATGTGTTTATTTTAAAATAATGCCGAAGCATATATTAGGTTTGTATCTAATTCTTGTAAGCCTATTGCTTTAAGAACTCTGTTAATTGGATCAATCATGCATTTTCCAAATTGAGTATCGTAGTCAATTTCAGGTGCTATCTCATATGGATGCCCTCCTGGTAAATATGCGAATGTATCACAAATAGGGTGCTTTGTATTATAGATCCTAAGTTTTTCACCATTTGCTATCATCTTATACTTATTCTTGTATTTAGAATTATTATTTAAGAGATAGTTATAAAAACCTGCAGCCTTTACATTTGGTGGACACTTAAGTCCAATTTGAAATTCTTTATTATCGTCAATAATATACTGTTGGATATTATTAGTTCTTCTATTAAAAGAAATATCGTCTATATTTACAAGCTTAAATTCAGTTTTACATTGCTTTAAGAATTGTACCATTTCTTGTAATTCAACTGGACCTGGCTTTGTTCCCTTTGTGAACAATAACTTAAGTGCTTCTACTAATTTTTGTCTTGCAAATAATGGAGTAGAACTTTGAATAGTATCGTAGCCAATTGTCTTAATCTTTTTAAGAGAAGGGTGTCTATCTTTTACAGAAAGCTTATCTTCCCATGCAATATCTTGAATATACTTTTTCTTTTTCATCCAAATACCTGAGTATGCAATAGATTCTAGTTCAAATACTAAGAAATTATCAGTATTATGAACAACTGCATATTTTTTCATCGCTAAAGAAATAAATTCCTTAATTCTACGGTTGTAAACTTCTAATGTAAATGTTGTAACATCCATTTTTTTAGACTCATCTAACCATTCTACAGAATCATACATTTCACCAAATTGCACGTAGTTAGAATCTGTATCTATGTAAATAACAGATGGCCTATGTAACTTGCCTTTTACCTTAATTCCAAGTTCTTCATGTAACTTAGTGTCTTTATGCCAAAAATCATTAAAGTATTTATTTAATACTGTTTCTGAATAAATAATAGCATTTTGACCTTGAAGAGTAATTGATTCTGCAATGTTAATATCAAAAAAATGAAACCACTTATTACCGAATGCACCATAGATACTATTTAACGAAAGTTTCACGGCCTGTTCGTAGGCCGTGAACTTATTACTCATGATGTCATAATCAGCAGCAAGTGCTTCTAATTCTTCTATAGATAAATTATCTATGTTTTCTTCTACAGCTTCAGTTACTTCCATCTACGCTGTTTGGCAAGTTGATATTGTTAATAAAGTATCTGACTCATTAGAATCAAAAACAACTTTGCTTGCAGAAACGTGTACGTTGTACTCTTCCTTGTCTAATAATGTTAAGTATTTTTTGTAAAGTGTTGCGCCGCCATTTCCTTCTGGTGATTGACTAACCAATACATTAAATGTCTTACCTTTAACTTCAACACCTTTTCCATTTGATTTAATATCGAATGTCTCATCTTTTTCAAGATTAAAAAGAGATTTAAGTTTATTGATAGTGTGGTTATCAATTCCAAATTGAAAAGAATCTGGCGCTTTTGCAAATATTGCATCGATTTGATCTGGTGTAAGATCTTTAAAGCCTAGAGATGGCTCTGAACATGCTAGAGTAATTTCCAACTCATCATTGTAAATTCTAAAAGTAGAAGCTACTAAGTCTTGTTCATTCTCTATGAATTCAATCTCGCAGCGAATTGCATCGTGCTCAAATTGTTTAAATGCTTCTATAATTCTACCTGCATCGAAGAATGCAACCTTTAATTCTTTACCTAATTGAGGTACTTCGGCCGTTTGAAAAATACTTTCAAATGGGACTGAATGGTGTTTTACAGCGTCTCTTTGTGGTAAGTAAGCTGTTGAGATAACTTGACCATCTTTAATTTTGAAATAGATAAAAGAGTCTATTAACTTTAGTCTATTAACAAAACTTGTAAATGCATGCTGGTCTATGCGATCGATTTGTAATTTCATCTTGAATAATTTAGTTTATTTACAGATTTATATGTAATAAACTAATATTGTTTCAATAAAAATTAAGCTTTATTAGAGGATGTCTTTGCTGCTGCCTTTGCATCATCTGCATCATTATCTTCAATAGTACCTAAAACTACTTCAAGAGCTGCGATTGCAGCAAGTACATAAGCTGCATTAAACACTGCAGTAATAAATGGAGCAGCTGGTGGAAAGAACAGTGTAGTAATTACGCTTGTAGTCAGGGTTTTTATAGTATCTTTCATTATTATTTCAAGAGCGAGACCTATGAATGTAGCAACTGCTAAAAACTTATAAGGTCCTGGAGCTCCCATTACTTTAGTTGCCATTTTAGATAAATTTCCTAATAATCCTCCTGTTACCTCAGCTCCTTTTTCTTTAAGCGTTTTTAGAATACTAAAAGGTGGAAACTTATTGACAAATTTTGCAATAGTAGAAATAAATGGAATTTTAGCTGCTTTTTTATCTCCAGCTTCGTTTAATTGTTGTTCTATTTCATTAAGATCCATTTCACCTGCATCAATTGCTGCTGAAAATGTATTATATAACGAATGTTCCATAAATAAATCCATGCTTCTGTATCCCATAGATTCACTTGTATCTTTATCTTTCTTTGATTTATCAGTATCTTCTTTTGCACCTTTTATAATTGCGTCAGCAGTTTCCTTAGCAACGTCTTTAGTACACCATTTTATAACGTGTTTTCCTACCTTTTTACCATTTTGAACATCGTCTTTTAAAGATTTAAGTTTGTTTTTCATTGCATCTTTGTCATTAGTCTTTCCAGAATCTAATTCATTTTTAAAAGCTGCTATCATTTTTGACTTTGCGCTATTTGCTAATTTTTTACCAGCTTCAAATGCTTTTTTAGCAACTGCTTTAATATTTTCTACAATCTTTTTAATAATATTGGCTATTTTACCTCCAATTGCTAACACCCCTTGTTGAATAGCACTTAAAGCTTTTTTACCTTTATCTTTTACAACTTGATATGCATCTGTTGCTTTATCTTTTAGCCTTTGTATTAAATTTAATTCTAAAAGTAAACTTTCATAAAGTTCTGACTCATTTAACATTTCTATTTTTTCTAAAGAAAGATTATCAAAAAGACCCTCATTTATTAAATTAGCGGCTTCGACTAATTCATCTTCATTAAGAAATTGTGGAAAAGCCTTTGTATAAAAGTTTCTTCTTGATATGGAAACTTCTTTTTCTGTTAAAAATTCGTTATATTGTAAAATCATAATATTTCTATATATCATTGTTTTTTATAAAAAGAGGGAGCGTAGCGAACGATCTCCCTCTTAAACCCGTAATTAAACGGTCCTAAAGCGTGGCCACCGAAGCGCCACACATTTTAGCCATCGCATGATACGCAATCTTCGCTAGTTGCACTTGAGGCAATATCACCTCTTAATACGCTTTCAGTTCTCATATAATAGAGAGTCTTAATACCTTGTTTGTAGGCTTCTAAATGAACTAAATTAATAAACTTTGGACTTGCTGTATTTGGAAACGCAAGATTAAGACTACAAGATTGATCGATATATTGTTGTCTAACTCCAGCCTGCTTAACTAGTTCAAGTTGATTAATTTCTTTAAATGTTTTAAATACTTCTTTTGCTTCAACCCATTTAGTTTGTTCCATTTTATCTAAACTTTCCCATTCTAGTTTTTCAATAACTTTACCTCCCCACATGTTATGCTCTACCATGTAGTTGTCAATAAAATCTAGACCGTAAACCGAACCATTATCTTCAAGAATCTTGTTCCAAACTGCATTTGTATTTTTACCAATTTTTTCTAGGAAACTTACAAGTGAAACATTTTTACGAATAAATGTACCTTTAGAAGTTTGTTCAGTAAATACATTAGCGGCCCATGGCTCAATACCTGGGCTAACATTGCCACTTAATTTAGAATTAGTTACCGTAGGTGCAACTGCTCTTAAATGTGTATTTCTCATGCCTGTACCAACACACCATAGTGGTTCTCCATATTCTACTGCAAGTTCTCTACTTGCTGCTTCGCTCTCTAATTTAATTTGAGAAAATATCTTTCTTGTTTCAAACTGTGCTGTAAGACCTTCGAATGGAATACCTCTTTCTTGTAGATATGTATGCCAACCTAAGACGCCAAGACCAAGTGCTCTACCTTTTTCAGCAGAACGAACTGCATTTTCAAAGCCTTGTCTGTATTTTGCCTTTTGAATAAATTCTTCCATAACACCATCAAGAAACCACGTTGCGGTTCTAATTAAATCAGTGTTTTTCCACTCGTCATATTTTGTAAGGTTTAATGAACTTAAACAACAAACAAAACTGTGATTCTCATCAGTATGTAATGTAATTTCACTACAAATATTTGTCATGTAAACTTTTAAACCATTCTTTGTATATGCTTCAGGATTTGCTCTATTAACATTTCCTTTATACATAATATATGGCTCTCCAGTTGCTTTACGTTTTTTAATAAGTGCAGTCCATCTCTTTCTTGCTTCTTTATCTCCTTCTTGTACCTTTTGCATAAAGCCATCACTAACAATTACGCATTGGTGCATATTTAAACATTGTCTATTTATATCTCCCTTTGGTTCTCTAATTTCTAACCAATCCCAAAAATCATCATGTTCAATATCTATATTAACAGAGGCTGCTCCTCTTCTTACTGCTCCTTGATTTGTAGCGAGAATTGTAGAGTCATATATTTTACAAAATGGTACAACACCATCTGAAGTTCCATTGTCTGTAATTTCAGTTCCTGCAGGTCTAATTTGATTTACGCCAATTCCAACTCCTCCACCATTCTTTGCAAGTAACATCATTTCAAGATTCTTTTTACCAATATCATGAATACTATCTGCAACATCAATTCCAAAACAAGAAATTGGCAATCCTCTTTCTGTACCAGTGTTTGAAAGTACTGGAGACGCTAAATTTAACCAACCCTTCCAAATATAATCAAAGAACTTACTAGCCATATCAGATCTTCTAAGTCTTCTTGCAATAGTGGTTGCTACTCTCCAATAAGCATCCTTTGGTGTTTCTCCTTCTAAACAATATCCTTTAGAAATTGTCTTTAAATAAATTTCAGTGTGGCCCCAAACTGGATAGTCAGTACCTTTTATCCATCCTAGTTTTTGGGCTATTTTATCAGCCTTAGGTGAATCTTCTTGTTCTACAAATAATTCCATAATTTATATATTTAAAAAATTGACTCCTCGTCCCAGACCTCATCTTCACCTGCTTTAGAATATGCAGTTGGTCTAATTGCAAAAAAGTCGCTATGTTCTACTCCTCCTGTTAAATGATAAAACCAATCAAGTTCTTTTGCTGATTCTGTATCAAATTCAAAATGTTGGTTATAACCTAATTCAATAAGTTTTTCATTTGTTCTTCTTAAAATAAAGTTTTTAAGATCGTTTGCTTTAAGATTTTCAAGATTTCCCATTTCAAATATCTTATCAATAAATGCATGTTCCATTTCTACCATAATCTCAGCAGCTCTTATTACATCGTTTTTAACTTCTTCTCTAAGTTCAGGATATTCATCACACATGTGTCTAAATAATTTACAACCCATTTTTGAATGTAATGATTCGTCTCTAACTGACCATTTCATTTGTTGACCAATTCCCTTTAATAAGTTTCTCATTTGAAAAGAATATAAGACTGCAAATGAACTATAAAGGCTTACGCCTTCTGCAAATGCTGAAAATGTTGCTAAACTTCTTGCAACTTCTCTTCTTGCTGCTGGATTCTTTTGTAAATCCTCATGTGTATAATCATTTTCTACTCCTGAAAGATGTTCAAACTTATCTGCCATTGATGGCTCATGTAGGAATGCAGCAAAATCTTCAAGACCTAAAGTTTCATTTAAATAAGAATAGGCTGTGGCGTGAATAGTTTCTTGGCTACCAAAAATCATGGCCATTTGTTTGATCTCATGTTTTGGAAACCAATGAGTAACCATTGTAGTCCAATAATCACTAACAGCACATTCAGTTTGAGCAAAGCCTAAAAGAATATTACCAACAAGATTTCTTTCATGTGGCATTAAGTTTTCTTTCCAATCTTTTATATCACTCTGCATTGGAATTTCAGTATGTAACCAAAACGCTTGAGCCTGTGGAAGCCAACCTTCTGTATAATATTCTGGATATTCAAATGGCTTGTATTCTATTCTTTCTTTGAAAATATTCATATTTATTTAATATATTTTAAATTTTACATTCCTGGTTATTACATTAATAACCTGTTAAAAAACAAAAGATGATCTAATTTTGATCATCTGATTGGGTGTAGTTGTTGATGGATTATATATCTTCAACCTCCCAAAAGTTGACTACTTTAGCTGACTAATTTTTTTTCGAATTAATCTTGCCTTCTCAAAATATTCAAATGATTTTGCCTTATATTCCTTACGTTGACTATACAGGTCGGTGAGGATTCTTTTCAAGACAGAATCTTCTGTTGTATAGACTGCGCCATTTTCACAAACAATATAATCTTTATTTTTTCTTTTTTCTTCTATCTCATGTTTTTGTACAGTTTCAACAAAAGAATCAGGAGAAATATTAAATTGTCGCATAATTGAAGGGTATAGAGAAGCAAAGTCAAATGCACTTACTCCACTATAAAAACCAACGATTGGTTCTTTAACAAAAGCGCCGGCATAACTACCGTCTTTTCTATTGTCATCTCTTCTTTCAGTTGCAATAATTTTATTTTGTTCTTTAAGCTTTCTTGCCATTAATGCTTCTGTCATAGCAACTGGGCTTGCTGCTTTATAAAGTGGCATTTGCGTAATATTTGCAAGAGTTAAAAGAACATCCATTGCTTTAATCTTCTGATCTATATAATATACCAAACATGAATCGACAATGTTATAATAAATATATTTTCTAAAATCTTTTTCATACAATTCCTGTAAGCCGCCATTGTATTTAATCTTTTTAAGACCTACAATTTGACCTGAAACATAATCAAGGGTATTTGATTCTTTAACCTTTACAGAACGATCATACTTATCATACAATTGCATATAATCAAGTATTCCCATATGAAGTGGTCTGCCATCCATTCTATCAACTGCACCTGTTTTTGCAGATTCACTAATATCAATTTGTAGTCTCTTACATCGGTTAACAATATATTGCCAATCATAATTAATAAAGTTCCAACCTGTCATCATTGGAAACTTAGGCATAAACTTATGAATAAAGTTATAAACCATATCATATTCATTCTTAAACTTATAATATGATAGACTCCAATCACTATCCAATGATTTAAAATATTTGTTAGTATCATCTTGCATACCTGTCATATCATCCAAATCTTTTAAGCCTAAAACTATAGCCTTTCTTTCTGGTGTAATGATAGAGAATGACAGGATACGTGTCTTAGCCTCTTCTGGTTTAGGGAAGCCATCTACAATCTCTGTTTCAATGTCTACGAAATATGTTCTTGGTTTATTATATGCAAGTATTTCTTTTTTATCAGCTTCTGGAAGTTGATCTATAAAATAGATCAAAGAAAATTTATTATATTGTCTTGCATTTGATAATTTAACAGGTCGACCATCCCAATTTTGTGCGCTTTCATGTCTGTAACGATCTTTGTCATGTGTTACATACCAATTTTGAAATTGACCAACTGGGTATCTTTTAAAGGCTACTTCACCTTCTGTGTTATAATAGCTTACAATTACTTCTTTATCTCGTTGTTCAATATCTAATAGCATTAATATCCTCTTTCTTGTCTGTTAATATTCTCTTTTTGTTTTGCCATATAAAGGTTGACAATATCCTCACTAGTCATTCCAATTGCAAGTGCAAAGTTCATATAGAAATGAAGGCCATCGATCCATTCATAAAATAATTCTAACCTATCAGCTTCTGATAAATCTGCAACTGTCATTGTTTCTGCTTTCTTATTATCCTGTTTCCAATATTTCCAAGCAGCTGAACCAATTCCATCATTAATACCGCCTAAGGCATCAAACATTTCATTAAGCTCATCTGACATTGCATGTTTATTTACCATCCACATTTCTGCAATTTCTTTAAGAGTTAAGTTTTCATAATTTAAACCTAATCTACTTTGCAATTCTCTTTGTTTATTGTAAATCATGCCGAAAGTATCTTTACCTTCTGAGTAGTGGTCTTTAACCTCTAAATCTGCACATTGATTATCTTCGTTTGCCATTTCTTTTGTTCTTTATATTTTTATTAAAACAACGCAGTTTGTTTACTAATTCCAGTGGTAGGTTGTGAACTAATTGAAAGATTTTCTCCAACTGTTTCTACTATCTCTTTTATTTTTACATCAAATACATCTTTTGTCCACATATAACTAAGTACAGTTTCTGAAAGTTGATTTGCATAATCTTCTAATTCTGTATTACTTAATGATTCTACTTTAACTTTAGGAAGACCTAATGCTTCTGTATCTTTTTCACTTGAAAGTAATACTGACCTTTGTATTGCAGCATAAACCCATCTAATTCTAAACCAGCCACTTCCTGCATGAGGATATTCAGGACATAAAATACTCCAATACTTTCCACAAGCTTCAAAAACATCAGTTTCAGTTTTTAACTGCTTTGCCTCTTTAATACTCTTTGCACCGAAATAATCTACAGGCCATGATAATTTATTTCTATTTACCCATGGCTTATGATTTACAAGAGAAGCCAACATATGTTTTCTTTCTTTAATTTGAGAAGTATATGTTGTTGAAATATTCCAATTCTCTAGGACATAAGGAGTAAGGTCTATATTATAAATATTTTTACTACCAATAATATCTCTAACAAGTTGTTTATTACCCCAATCGAATGCCGGTATAATGGCGTCATATTTTGCATCTACCATGTCTTGTATAACCTGTCTTGCAACATCTTTATTAAAGTGTTGATTATCAACTCCACCATAAAAGTGTCTCCCGTCACTCCATTTCTTTGCTATAGTCTTTTCGTAAGTTTCATCATCTAACATTGATTTAAATGATTTCATAGTACCGTCAATTTTCCAATCTTCATGAAAAACTAAAACATTATCACATTCATTAATTGCATATAATGCGTTAAAGATTTCACCTGAATAATTGTTAGAACCAAATTGACCAAGGCCTACAATAGCAAGTCCATATTCTGAAAGATCATCTCCCCATTTAACTTTCTTTCTGTCTACTGTGTAACCTTGTTTTCTTAATGAATTACAGATAATACTACTATCATCTATTCTTTTAACTCTTGCTCTTTTCCAAGCGTCATCGTCTGTTTGTTTGGCCGTACAGCCTGTAAATAATATTTTCATTCTTTTTCGTTTAAGTAATTGTCTAATCCTTGAATATACGCAACTGCATCTAGGAGGTTATCTCTTTTATGATTGTAACTTTCTCTTGAAAATTTAAGAGCTATTAGGGCCATGTACATTTCTCTGCCTGTAACTTCTAAGCCAGTCATGCCATTGAAAATAGATGCTGCTCTATCCATACCCTCGCTGAAAGGGCCATATTGTCTTTCTTTTTCTTCGCTTCTGTGATTGATAATTTGATCTGCTTCTTCTAGTATACTTTTCATATAGTTATTTTAAAACTTATATACTAAAAAAGGAGATTGTTTCATACAATCTCCTTTAAATTACTAATTAGTTATTAACTTTTTAATGATACCTTCCTAATATTAAACTACAAAAGGTGTTGTTTTAATGTCAAACTTTTTAATGTCATTAACGTTTATCATAATTGATAAATGAGTAGGGGTACTGTAACCATCGTATTGACAAACTACCTTTGCTCCATTTAATGTACCTGTAACATAGTCTGCTCCTGAATCTAATTCATGGTCTTTCTTGTTTTTAATCTTAGTGATTAAATCATTATAAATGTCTGTTAATTCTTTTCCAGAAGAATGATTAGCCCAATGGTCTCCTCCAACTATTTCAACTATTTGGTCTGTTCCAAGAAAGTCTGTTATAAATTTAAAGTTTGCATCTATATCTTCCTCTTCAAAATCACCGGAGGCCATGTCATAATGGATTTGTTTAAATTTTTTAGCCATTTTTTTAAGTTCTGCTGGCGTTGTAGCCATCATATCGTTTTCATTGATAAACTCTTCGAATAATTTTATATTTTTCATAACTTTGTTTTTTTAATTTTAATATTTAATTTCTTCAATTCTTAAGTTCATTTCAGGAGTAAACATGTCAGTTTTTTCTAATTTATCCTTTGCTACTTTTGCAGATTTCATATCTGGTCTAAATACAAATGGTAAATCTTTATTAGCTTCGTCATAATCAAACACTATCATGTATTTTGAAACAGAAAATGTCGTTACTCCAACTTTAGCTTTTACCTGTGCTTGGCCTGTAAAGCCATTAATTTTTTTTTCTAGTTCAGTTAATTCAAATATTTTATTTGAGTCAATATCTTCGTTTATAAATTCTTCGAATAATTTTACGTTTTTCATTGTTACTTTAATTTTTTTAAACTTCTGCAACCTTTAAGTCTCTTTCACCATAAGATGCCATCATCCATTGCTTTGATCTTTCATCCCATAAATAAACGTATTCTGCTCCACCATCATCTTCTACATCTGATAAATAATTTGCAATTGTTGCAACATTACCAGTTGATTGAGAATCTCTATCATCTTTATAAAAGTTAATTTTCTTAGGATTTACTTCAAGACCTGAACCACTTCCTTGTGAAAGTACATAATCTACATTTTTTCCACCTTTATAACCTTTTCTTAAAATAGGTAATACGTTTTCTGGATAACCATCATAATGCATATAAACTGAAGTTATATTTCCTTTTTTATCAATTTTTCCAAATTGAGAACGAGTACCTTCGTTTATTTCTTGAGACTCATTAATAAAGTCGTTAAAATTCTTAATATTGTTCATCTTGTTATTTTATTTTTAATATTATATTATATATCAGATTAAAATATAATTGTTTTTGACTTTGGGTACATTGCACATTTATGATATATTTTCATAATTCTACTTGCTAAATCACTTGGACATTCTAATGCATTCAATTGAAGTTTATCATATAAATAACCATCAAATAAACCATATAATTTGTTTTCAATAGATCTTCTTAATTTTTTATCTATTTGTTCATCGTAATTTATTAAATCATTAATTAAGTTCATGATTTCTTTTCTAGTTTCTGAATTCATTGATTCATGTCTGTTAAAATTTGTATAGCTCATCTAGTTTAAGTTTTAATTATAATACTAATATAACTATAATCTTTGACCCGTGAAAATTTTGAGGCAACTTTTTTACTAAAGTTATTAACAAAAAAACCCAAGATCTGCGAGAACTTGGGTTTTAATTATAAATACTAACTTATTCTTATGCTAGGTTTTTAAAATCCTTTGCATATTGTTTCAACATTCTTTCGTTATAGTATTCATCTAATTTGTCTAAGAATGCTTCATGACTATAATCTTGACCTGGAATTAAATATTCTGCCATATACTTTCCATGTGGTGAGTTTAAAAATCCAATTGCTTCCTTTTCACTCATACCTTTATCTTGTAAAACTTTTAGTGCAACATCATATGCGTTTTGAATGTCTCTATTATTAATTTCTGCCATTTCTTCAAGAAATGCAATATAGCCTAAATCTTTTCTAGCATCTTTAATTTTAGCTTCATTTATAAATCCACTAAATGTAGTATGTACCATTTCTTCTTTTCTATTTTTAAGATATTCTTCTCTTTCTTTCTTCTTTTTCTTTTGCTCTTTCTTAGCATCTCCTTTACCAGCTGGCACATCTCCACTTCCTACTTCTCCACCTTGTGGAAAGGCAGGATTTCCCATACCTCCAATATTTGCTGGTGTAACGTTTTCGTTCATTACCAAGCTAAGTTTCTTTTCTTAAGTTTAGCTAATTTATCTTTAATTCTCTTTGCGTATTCCTCAGATTCTTTTTGAGAATATCTAGCTTCCCATTCAAATTCTCTAGAATCTTTACCATATTTAGCTTCAGCCTCTTCAATTGTTGCCATATAACCTGACCATCTTTCATAGTCTGAAATTAAACCATTTATAAAATTACTAATGTCATTTAATTTATAAGCTCTACCGTCCTTTCCTACACCTGCAATAAGTTCTCCGTACTTATTTTTTTCTTGATTTTTTAAACCATCTTTCATAACCTTAGTTGCATCATCAATTGCATCTTCTACTAATTTATCTATTGGTAATTCACTTGCTCTCTTTTGTAGAATTTCTCTATATCTTGCTATGTTTGCATCTTTAAATTCCTTATCAGATTTAAATGCTAATGCACCTTCTTTAGCTTTTACTCTGTCTTCAATTTTTCCTTTAGTATTTGGAAGAGCGTTAGTATTAATTACAAATGCAGCGTCTGCAACATCAATTACTCTTTTTACATTATAAATACCGGATGCGTCCCAGCCTCTATACTCTTTATTAATTCCAATATCATAAGATGATTTTCTAGGATCTGTAGTTAAAGACATTGTCATTTTTCTCTTAATATAATCTCTTTTAACATATGCAACGTCTTTTCCCATACCTAATGCAAGTATTGTATTTGCTGGAATTTTACCAGCAGAATTATATGTAGATTTTGAAGTATCAGCATAAGGGTTGTCTTTTTCTTGAGTTGTATAATAAACAACTAAACCTTCTGCTTTTTTACCTAATTTAGGATCAATATCTATTATTTGATCATCTGTTATTTTGTCTAATTCTATTTTACTAAAGCCATAAATTGCTTTTAAAATTGCCTTACTACCTCTTTTCATAGTAAGAAGTCCTCTAAGTTTAGAACTCTTTAATGCTTCATTAAGTTCTAAAGATTCATTAACAAATTCACTGAAACTTTCGTATATTTTTGATTCTTTCATTGTTTTTGCCTTTGTTTTTAAATCTTTTAATTCATTTTTCAGTTTATTGTCTTTAGCATATCTTTCAATACCCCAATTAAATGCTGCACTAAATAATTTATCAAATGGAAGATCGCTAAATTTTCTACCATAACTTGATTGATCTAGCCACTCTAAAAATGATTGGGCCATTTCTTTAGAAAGTTTAATACCTTCAACTGAGTTACTTTCTCCATTTACAACTGATTTTAATAACTTTTTTGCACTTACTCTGGCTTCAGTAACTACTGATTCATTACTGTTTTTAGCTGCCATTTTCATAGCAGCTGCAACACTACTAATTGCACTTGATAATGATTTATCATTTAGCTTACCTAAAACATTACCTTCAAAATCTTCTAATTCATTATTTCCTCCAATATTAATACCATATGAAGGACCATAAGGTCCAGAATCTTTTTGCTTTACCATAGCTAATAAAGCACTATAAGTATCAAACCTCATTTTTTTATTTCCTTTATCTACAGTATAAGATCCTTGAAATTCGTTTTTATATTGTTTACTAGCCATGTTTAATAGCTGCTTAGCCATTTTAGGATTCATATCTTCCATATCTAAATCCTGTACGTTATTTTCATTAATTGATTTATTAATGAATTCATTAAAATTATTATGTATCATATTTTCTTCTATATTATTAATCGCTGATTCTAAAATATCAGAAGAATCAAATTCATATTCTTCTAACTTATTTATTAGTTCTTTGTCATTCTTAGCCTCGAAGTCATAATCATACTCTCCACTAACAACTACATAATATCCTCTACCTTTTTTATAAATCTCAGCATTAGAACCTTGTCCATCTGATGTAGATCCTATATGATCTTTTGAGTCATATGTTCCTTCAGTAACTGCAGATTCTAAAATATCAAATATGTGAAAACCTCCACCTGACATTTTATCTGACCATTCAACATGTTTAAGTTCTACTTCTGGATGAACCTTCTTGATAGAATCAATTACCGTTTCTGGGCTAATTTTATAACCGTACTTAATTTCAAGTCTTTTCTTATTAAGTTTAGTAATTTTCGGCTTAGTTCTACCTGTATAATCTATTGCTAATTGATATGTAACATCTGACTTATTTAAACCTTCATCTATAGATTCAGTAACTAAGCTATTTAATATTTTTGTTCCATATTTAGAAAGACTTACGCCATCTTCTTCTATTTTGAAAAATCTTTTATTACCTCTTGTCCATTTTGATGGAGCAGAAGAGTGTTGACTAACTATATTATTAAATTCTTCAACTGTTATTTTGCCATCCTTTAATGCTTCGATAATTGCATTTCTAACTCTAGCTGAATTGCCTACAGTTTGGGAAGGGTGTGATTCAGTATATCTTCTTTTAAGAGTTATATTTCTTTCGTTTAAAAATTCTTCGAATGTTGCCATTTTTTTTCTTTATTTTTTGTCCTATCTATTATATATCAAATTTTTACTTTAACTTTAATCGTATTTTGAGTGACTTCTGATATTTTTAATTCTTTAGCATTATCAGGTAATTTTTCCTTATAATAAATACCTTGTATCTTTTTCTTTTCAGATTTTCCTGTAGTTCTAATAAATACAAACTTTTCATCTATATCTCCAAACCCTTTTGCCACTTCTTCTTCGATTTGCCTATAAGTTTTTACATTCGTATTAACATCTTGACTTAAAATCTTATTAATTTCTGAAATTGTTTTTGCGTCACCAATATTACCTATTACATTCCCTTGAAACTTTACGATTATTTCACCTTTTGTACCTTGTTTAAGTTTAAAATCTCTATCAGCTGCTGCTGGTATTGCATCTAGGTCTTCAAAATATTTAAGTAGTGCTGAATATTCTCCTTTTGCTGCACTTATTGCTGCAGCTTGACCAGCCTTTGTAGTAGGGTCTAATTCAGTAATAGAATCCCTAACTGCTAAATATAAATTTCTAATATCCGCAATAGCCTGTGCTCTAATTGCAGCGTGCCTTGCGCCTGTTCTCCAACCTTTTAAAAAACCATCATTTGTTCTTGTAACCTCTTTTAATTCTGCTATTCCAGCACTTAAAAATTTACCCGACTTTGGATCGAATAAGTTTAAGTCTACATCTGCACTACCTCCTCCTATTACTAAGTTTTCAACAAGGTATGCCATTAATATTTCACCTGAACCAATACCTGTTCTTTTTAAATTAAATATTGTATTTGCTGCATCAATATCTTCACTCATTAATGTAAAAACTTCTTGCATTGTAGAATCATCTATTTCTGTTAAAGTTAATCTCTTTGAAAAAGGAGATTTTCCTTTAAAATAATCTTTGTTAATAAGGTCAAACATTTGTTGCTTTGCCTTTAAATTATTTAAACTTCCTAGTGATTGATACTTACCTATATTTCCTTCTACTAAAAGATCTTCTCTTTTAATAGCTTTATTTAATAATATTTGAAAATCTGTTCTTATACTCATCTTATTTGCTTTTAAATTCTGAAAATGTTAAAACTTGTTCTTGTAGTTCAACACTTTCTTCCATTGTTTGTTTTAATAATTTATACATTTTGTGCATAGATTTTGGAGTCATGGACTTATATGTCTTTTCGTCTCCATCTAATAAAGCGTTTCTTACCTTTGTTGCACTAATGTTATCGTCTGTCCTTGGAATTTCTTCTAATCTGAAGCTATCTTCAACTCCTAATTCTCCTCTATATTTTGGGTTATTAACTTGATAGCCATATGTTTTCATTCTATCACTACCTGTTCCCCATAATACAGGTTCATACTTAGGTCTCATAGCATTAAACATTTTGTCAATTGCTGCGGTATCTATAACATACACTGTCTCAATAGGATATTCCTTCATCACCTGTTTTATCATATTTACCTGCATTGTTTCATCAAATGGTCTTTTAAAACTGTCTTCTTTCTTTTTCTTTTTAGCTTTAACTAAAAATATAACAGTTGGAAGTCCATTTTGTTTATGCAAATGTTCAACGACTTTAACATGTCCTAATGTGAATGGCTGAAACCTACCAACAAACATATTAACTTCTTTAGCTCCTCTTTCAGGATGGTTTACTTTTAAACCTTCGTTAATTGGATTTGTTTGTCCCTTAAGTGTATCGTTAATTTTAAATGTTTTAAAATCCATTACACTATCTTCCTCTACTTTTTCGTAAATTCTTGCTTCAATCTTTTCTATAATACCGTTTAAACTATTAAATGCATCTCCTGCTAAAACTCCATTTTCTTTCTGTCTCTTCTTTCTAAAAGTACCTAATGTTATTTTTAATAATTCTGCGACTTCTCTTGATTCATTAACAAGCCTAATAGTTTCTTGATTTGTTATCATTTTTGGATTTAAATCAAATGCTTCATTGTTTGCAAACTCTGCGCTATCAAAATTCATGCCAATAAAGCTTGCTCCATTATCTTTTATAAATGAATTAAAACCTGCTGTCATTAATTCTAAATATCTCTCATCAACTTCTTTACTTTCAAGTTGTATTTCACTAAAATCAAACGCATTAAAATATTCAATAAGTTTTACTACGGTAATTTGATACGCATCCGAACTCTTTCTTTCTTCTTGTTCTTTAATTTCTTTTAATGGACTCTGTAGTTTAAAGTTCTTTAATGATTTGCCCTCTACAAAACTTACAACTAATCCATCAATGTCTTTATGAATATCATTGTTTAACATTGACTTATGAATTGACTCGTTAAATGTTGTAAATGCTCTATAAGAAAAACCAAAATCTTGTAATTCTATTTTTGCTTGCTCTCCTTGTAAGCTCAGTATATTAACTAACTTTTCCTTTTGGTGATCTGAAAGGATGCCTTCATAAACAACCTCAGGCGATTGAACTTCTAAAAGATTAGCCCATTTTTCTAAAATCTTAGGATCTCTAATTACTTTTTTAATCTGGGTTCTGTCTTCATTTAATACTTGAATATGTGTTAATATAAGACTATTTTTTGGAAGTGTATCATATTCAATGTCTACTGTCTTTTCACTAACCATATAATCAAATCCAAATTTCCAATCACTTGGCATCTGTTGAATAGTCTCGTCTAATAATGCTTTAAAATGGCCTATACCTTTTTCATAGTAAGAAACAATTGTTCTATCTATTTTATTAAGAGCCTGCTTATTACCTGATTTATAAAATTCTAAGAGTCTATCTTCTCTTCTTACATGAAGACTACTTGCTTGAATCTTTTCAGTAACTAAACATTTCTGTGCTAAGAGATTATTAAAATCCTCTTTTTCAACTGACTCATAATATGTTCTTAAATCCTGTAATGCCATTTCTTATAATTTTATGATATTTTCTTTAACTCGTTAAATACTATATTGTGTTCTTGTAAATATGTATCGGTATTAACATAAAGTTCTCCTAACATTTTTTCATTATCAGGATCAGTTACATCAGTTATTGTTAATAAAGTGATGTTTACCTTTTCACCTGCTCTACCTGCCCAACCTAATTGAGTATCGTTTAACCAATATTGTGAATTATGGAACTTATATGTTGGTAAATCTGGTTTATTACCATTTGGTTGAACTGTAAATGCTTGATAATGTACAAACATTTTATTACCCTTCCATGTTTGAATTCTACGATCAGCGTCTTTAACCGTTTTAGCAGTTCTAGGCATTAAACTTTTAAAAAGCTTCATATCTACTTTATCTCTATTAGACAATACCTCGGGTTTAAAATTATTCATTGTTGATTCATTTAAGAATTCTTCAAATAGTTTAACCTTTTTCATAATATTTCTTTTATTTTCATTAGTTGGTTTTACTTTATTACCGACGTCTGGAGCCTCTCCGTGTTTTTTAATATATTTGGCCTTTGCTTCATCACTGTATTCTTCCCACCAATTTTCAGGCTCTGGTTTAGATTTATCATCTATATTTTTATTAGACTCTGCTTTTTTAAGAATGCTTTTCCAGTTTTTCATATTTTTACTTGCTGCCTTTTGGCTAGCTTTCCACATTTCAGGGTGTTTTCCTTCAGCTGCATATCCTGGGTAATTATGTTCTCTACCTGCTTCTCTATCTGCAAGTGTACCTCTTTTATACCAATCATCTTTGCCGTCTTTAGTAAGACCAAATTCTTTTGGATTTGATTTCATTTTTTCAAGCTGATCTTTCTGACCAGTCTTTGTATATAGTAATTCTAATGCGCTGTTTTTAGCAGTATCTGGATCTGTTTCTGTAATTCCTATTCCTGGTACTGCATTTCCTGTTCCTGTTCCTTCCCAATTTCCTTTAAATTCATAAGGAGGTCCAAATGGCTTACCATCTTTATCAGTTACTATCCTATCAGATTTTCCATAAGGCGTCGCTACTTCAATTTTTCCATCTTCTCTTGTAAAATATGCTACATGAAAATCTTTTGTAATTTCACGCATTTTGTCTTGAACTGTTTTATCGTTTATTTTTCCATCCTTAATATATTTACTAGGATCTTTCATAACTGCTTCTCTACATTCTTTGGCTTTTTCTTTATCTACATAAAACTTTTCAAATACTTTCATTGATCTTTCTAACTTTTCATCAACTGATAATCCTTCAGCATTTGGATCTTCATCTGGCCAAGTTGATGCCATGTCGTCGGCAGTATGTGACGTTCTATTTGCTCCTCCTCCTGAATTAGAGCCAACGTGTGTAATGTTGTCTTTGCCAAAGTTTTTTATAGTGTCAGTTAAGAATTCACCTCCTGAAAATGTCCAATCACTTGTGGAAACCACTGTAGGTATATTTGTAAATTTATTCTTATCTTCTATTTTACTTTCTAAATAATTAGTCTTCGATTGATAACCTCTTTCTCTATCTTCATCTGTCCATTCATCAGTTGGCCAATAATTACTTTGTTGTTCTAATGGAATTTTTCTATTTCCATCTTCGTCTTTAGGTGTATCTACAAAAAAATCCAATATTGCCTTAGCTGGAGCCTGTTGTCCTCCATCATTTCTTCTAATATCCATGTGAATACCTTTTGGATTTTTTACCTTTGCTAAAATTTCTTCTCTATAATATTCTGCTAACACATCTCCTTGTGGGCCTGTATATCCTAAACCTACTGTCTTAATTTCATAAACATCTCCAGGTAATTTTTTAATAACTATTGGGAAATGTTTTTTACTTAATTCTTTATAACGTGCTCTCTCCTTATCGGTTAACTTTTTTGACATGTCACCTGCTTTCGCATCTAACTTCTCATATTCCTTATCTTCGTTTTCTAAAATAAATTGATTATAATTAATTATCATAGTATATTTATCTTCCGTATTTTATGATGCCCATAAGCTGATTAATTGCAGCAAATGTGCCGGTAAGTTTCATAATCTTACCTTTATATTTAAAGACTATTCCCTCAGTTGGTACAATACCTTCGATACCTCCAATACTTTCTAATCTTTCTAATTCAGCTTCGATTTTAGCAACTTGCTTTAAGTCACCGTTAAGTTTAACGTCAGCTGCTGCCTTTCTAATTTTAGCATGTAAGTTTTTCTTTTCTAAATCAGGATTTGCAGCAACAAAATTACTTGCATTTAATAATACATCTTTTCCTAACTCTAAAAATAAGTTTTCAAATGGTAAAATATTCTGCTTATACTTTTTACCTTTTATCTTATCAAACTCTTTGATTTTTTTCATTTGTTCGGGAGTAGCAATCTTTTTCATAGCAACCATATTCATAGTTTGCTTGTCATTGTATGCCCATCTTAAAAATAAACCTTCTTTTAAATCACTTGAAATATCTGCAAAATCTTTTTCAATTTCTCTTCTCCACCATGCTTCATGATACATTTTAACTTCGTCACCGTCTGATAAATTAAACTCATCTCTTAAGTCATTTAATTTACTGTGATAATAACTTTGTCTCTTTTCAAAATCTATGTTTTTCTGAAGTTTAAGTATTTGTGGAGGAATAATTGTAAATGTCTTTTGTACATCTGCCTCTATACCTTTAAGAAGTCTTGCAAGTTTTGCACCTGTTTGCTGTGACATGTTAACTATATTACCTTTGCCATCAGTTTCTGCCATGCCGTGAAATTGAATAACATCTCTGTCATAATTAATCACATTAGGGTTCTTAGAATAAATTAACTCCATATTAAGAAAGTTTTGTCCATTGTTAAATTCTTGGTGATCGCTTAAACTTAATAATGCAGCTTCTAAATCTGTTGCAGCATAGATAAAAGTATCTTCTACTAGTTTTGATGCATGGCCCGTGAACATTTTAATAACTCCATCTAAAGATACAGGTGCCATTAGTTGCCCTTTGTTTCTTGAGAAAAGAACTTGACCATCCTTTACTGTAACAAAGAAGTTTTGACCATCTGTTTTTTCAGTAGGTCCTTCTTCAAAATGTATTTCACCTTGTAATGAATTTGTAACAATGGTTTTAAAATCTTGGAAAGTTAAATCATTATAGTCAAAGGGATGAGGCATGTGGCCTGCAGCTCCTCCTTCTAAAATCAAATTACCCTCTACTATCTGAGCCTTTTCGACTAGAAATTGTTCGTAAGTTAATAACATGTCTATATTTTATTTTTATCCTAAAGATGATTGTAACATTCCTACAGCAGCTCCATAGTCTCCATCAGCTTTCTTTAACATTCCTTCAGCAGCTTCTTTAGCTTTAGCCTCGTCAAAATCATCACCGAATGCTTCTTTATACATTGTCATAGCCATCTCCATAAAATCTTCATCAGACTTAACTTCAGCTTCTTCAACTTTAGATTCTTCTAGTACATCTGCCTTTACGATTAAGTAATAAGGACCTCTACTAGAACCTACTACTCTACCTTGATCGGAATTAATAACCGTTGAATCAGGTACAGATATAACATTTGATTTATTTTCATCAATCCATTTAGCTCTAGTAGTGGAGCTATTAAAAGATATTAATGGATTACCATCTACTGTTTTTTGTGTATTTACATATTTAGCTCTAGCTTCGGTAACTGTTGATTCTTCTACTTTGTAAGTTTCTCCGCCTACTTTAAATTCTTCTTTATCTTCTTCTTTTGCTTTTTTAACAGCTGCTCCAAATGCATTACCTTCAGTTTCTACCTCATCAGTTTCTCCAACTAATTTAGCAAAAAATTCAGTTCTTTGTTCTTCAGCTATTTCAGCAACAGTGGTTACTTCATACTCAGCTAATAAGTCAGCAAATCTTTGAGCTTCAGTTGTTCTCTTTGTAGACGCTTCTTCTTTTATCTTAGTGTCTATTGCTGCTTTTCTAGTTTCAGAAAATGTAGCAAATGATTGAATTTGTGTTTCCATTTTTATTATGTTTTTTTATTACTATATTATAATTATATATCACCTTAAATATCACTCAAATTGAAATTTCTTTACACTGTACTCAAACTGTTGTTCTTTGTATATTGATTGTCTTGCTTTAGAGTGTTTCATTAAATAATTACTCCATTCTGTAGTGGCCAAATCATCTACAAAGTCTATAATAAGAACACTACTTTTAGAGTGATGTTGTCTTAATCCTCTACCAATTGATTGTCTAATAATAACCTCAGACTTAAAACTTTCTGTAAAAAAGATATTGTGAATTTTTTTAATTGATATACCTGTAGAGAATGTACCATAACTTGCAACGATTGCAACCTCATCTCCAGCTTCCATCTTTTTCTTATACTCTTCTCTAATATCCTTGTCTGTGCCGCCATCTACATAATAGACCGCTTTATTACTTTCTTGTCTAAGTTTTTCATAAACCTTTTTTCCATGTTCAATCCTATGAAAAAGTACAAGACTATTTCTTGGTATTTTACCAATAACCTTACATATAAAATTTAATCTTGGTTCTGAATTAATTATGTAGTTTTGTTCTAATTGAAATAAGTCCTTGTTTTCATATCTGTTTTGAGCCATTTCTGTAAAGGCATTCTTAGCACTTTCAGGTGCATAATCCATTTCAATTACTTTAACCTTACAATTTGCTATATACCCCTCTTGTTGTAAGAAACTAGCACTCACCTCACTGATTAGTGGACCTGTATAAGCCATCAATGTTAAACGATCTAATGTGCCGTCTTTAGGAATTGTACCTGAAAGACCATATCTATATTCTGCGTTTACACATTTCTGTAAGATTGTTTTAATAGATTGGCTTTTCATTTTGTGACACTCATCAATTATAACAGCATCAAACTGATCAAAATATTCTTGCTTCTTTTTAACGAGAGATTGATATGTACCTATCACTACATTTCTACCATCTCTAATCTTTTTACCACTAAATATTTGTTGAATTTTTATATTAACCCTATTTGCATAATTATAGTCTGAAAAATCTTCAGTTGCTTGAACAACCAATGAAACATTAGGTACAATGAATAAAATCTTCTTTGCCTTTTCTTGTTCTAATAAATAAGCAACTGTAAGGAAACTAATTAATGTCTTTCCTGCAGACGTAGCAAGTTCACTAAGACACTTTCTAAACTTAAGGATATTATACGCAGCTTCTATTTGATAGTCCCTAGGAGTTATCTCTGAACCTTCAAAGAAGGCCAAAGCCCACTTCTCAAAATAAGATGCTGTAACATTCTTATCAAACAGCTCTTTAACGCCATTAATATTAAGTTCAAATCTATATTCTTTACAAACATTATAAACATATCTCCATAAACCTGCCGGAATCCACTTATTATCTTTAAAATATGAAATGTACCCATCCCATATTCCTTTTTTTACTAGAGGATTAAATCTCCAGCTGTCGATTCTTTTAGTTAGTGATATGTTTAGTTGTTCAAGTTCAAGCTCAGATGCTTCATCAACTCTTAAATATTGTTTATTCTCTGTGAGAGTAAGCTCCATTCATTCAACATAATTTTTAAACGAGATCTTTAATTGCAAGTCTATTACGTACTGCAAATCCCATATTATCGAGAGTCTTTATTGATTCTCTATAAAATTCAACTTGATTTTCTAACTGAGATAAAATCATTTTATCATCTGCTAATTCAGCTTCTAAAAATTGTGCTTTTATTTTATCAGTTAATTTATAATCATAGTTGTAATATCTTATCCAAGCCTCTTTCCATTTAATGTCGACTTGTTTTTTCTGCTCTTTTGTTTTAAGCTGTACATACATTAACTGTTCTACCATTAATTGTCTTGTATGTAAAATATCACCGATAACAATTTCCATTCCACTTAATGTCTTAATACCATGTGCAAGTGCAGTTATCTTTTTAGTCCATCTTTCTCTCTGTACTCCTAACTTTTCATCTAACTTTAATATCTTACTTGCCTTTGTGTCTTTTTGTTGTTCCATTAAAATAGTCCTTTCTTATTACTTTTACTTTTTATAAACGTCGATGTAGTCAATTTCTTTTTAAATTTAGGTTGACTCATCTTAATACCTTTACCTTCAAAATCTTCTTTGTTAAATTTAAAATCTAACATTTTCTTTAAATTTTTAAACCTGTTTTTATCTCTATAAAACTTGTCTAATTCCTCATCCATATCTATATCAAACATATCTCATATCAAGTTTATCGTTAGTAAAATAATCATCTAACTCTGACAGAGATAACTTTATTTTTTCATTATAACAAACCTTTACAAGGTCGTTTAAATCTTTTATAGTATATTTATCCATTTTTTTATCCTTTAGATATTTAGTCCACATAAATACCTTTTTACCTGATTTAAGTTTTTCAATGGATTTTTTGAGGCCGGCTTCATCATTATCTAACATATATCGACTACTATCAATATAGTCTAATTTAGTAGTATCTCTTCCAACTGTACATAATGCAATTGAGTTTCTCATAAACATTGCATCTAATGGGCCTTCGAATATTGTAACTGGATTTTGGAAATTAACCTTTAATGCTCCAAACAATGTAGACACGTTATTAAATTGTTGGCGAGTCATCTCGTCCATTTCAATAGGTTTATTGAGTATGGCTTCATGTATTTTACTTAGATCATATGTTAAGTATCTAGATCCATGCCCTTTCATTCTTCTACACTGTGCACCTATAATTTTATTATTATTGGATTTATTTAAAATCCAAAGTCTTTGATCTCTTGGATTAAATAAAAAGCTATCTAGTTTTTTGTGTAAGAGCCTTTCCTTTAATTTAAACCATATCCAATCCCCGATTTGAATAGGCTTTGCTCCAGTTGCTTTTGAAAAGTCTTCTATTTCAATTGAAAGCTCTAATATTTTTTCATATACAAATGGTGTAAATTTTTCAGAAGTGTCTTTAACCTGTGTATTTGTCTTAATATAATCTATTAGAGTAATAGCGTCCATTTTATCTGGCAGTTGAATACCGAAATCTTTTAAGAAAGAATAAAAGTTAGTGTGGTAGTCACAGTTAAAACAATAATAACCTAAGTTATTCCAAAAGACGTTGCCTCTTTTAGCATTTTCATCTTTGTGAGAATCACCGCAATAGGGACATGCCAGGTTTAATCTACCTGACATGTCCTTTATCATTTGCTTATTGCGATTAGAGTGGGTTTTTACAACTACTTCTTTGACTAGTGTTTTTACCTTCTCTCTTAGTTCTAATGTTAATTCTATATTAGAGTTCGAGATCATTCAGAAAAGATTCTAAATCATCGCCACCTGCTGGTGTTGCTTCCTTTTCAGCTTTAGGAGTTGAAGTAGCCTTTTCAGCTTTAGGAGTTGAAGTAGCCTTTTCAGCTTTAGGTACCGGAGTGCTTGTTTCAAACTGATTAGTTACAGCATCTATTGCTTCACCAGGGTTTAAATACATTTTAAGAACGCTATTTACGAAATTTCTTGTGTCTTCATCCCATGGTCTGTATTCAAACTGCTTCATTGAAGGGGCTCCTTCTAATTCAGTTTTAATAGCATCCATATCTTCTTTAGTTCTTTCTGCTGCTTTACCTTTAACAGTGACCGCAGATGTTGAAGATGAGAATTTAGAAGTGTCGTAGTTATTATAATCGTTTTGTCTTGTAATTACTAATTCAAAGTTTTTACCTTCAAATAAATCAAATACTTGAGTTGGCTCACCAAAATTAGGCTTTAATTCCGCATCGATTTTTTCTTTGATTTTGTAACCGAATTTAAATATTTTATAAGTACCTTCTAATTCAGGTTGTTGAGGGTCTTTGATAATTTTTACAAGAGCTACATAAGATTCTCTTCTTTTTAATTTATCAGACGCCTTTCTATCAACTGCGCTTTCTGATTTTCTTAATCTAAAAAATGCATCAGAAACTGGACAGTGTTCACCAATTGTAGTTGGAGAATCAATCAACTTAGAATCGCCGTTTGGACCTGTTAGCCAGTTTACGTATTTTTTAATTAATGAATTTCTTGGGTTTTCAATATTAGGAACGAATCTAATTAATGCTTTATACGTTCCGTCTTTGCCATCATCGGCAGAAGGCTTATACATCATGTTTCCAGTTGTATTTACCTCTTGTTCATGTGTGTTGATGTCTTCGACACCAATGCTAAAAATGTTAAAATCTTCCATAACTTTAATTTACTTTTAATCTTTAATTTACTTTAATTTACCGTTTATACTTTAAACTTATAATATTATATAGTCAACTTTAAAATAGTTTCATAATATGAACCTTGTTTGCGCGTCTAACCGACTTAGTTTGTGCTATTGCACCTATGTTTGCTTCAGACAGGGTCCGATAATTAGTGTTCAAATATGAACTTAGTTTATCGTTTTCCATATACAATATTATATATCTCTTTTTAGAATAGTTTCAACCAAATAGACTAAAAACTTTTTTTAATTTTTTTTTATATTTTCTGAAACAAAAGAGAGAACGGGCTATATAACTTAAGTATTTAAGCCTCAGGGAAGATTAGGTTCTAAGGTTCTCATTAAGGAGTTTAAGTAGAAAGCGTCTACAAGGTCATCAAAGGGCTTTGGGATAGATTTACCGAATTCAACGGTTTTAGCGAACTTCCAGAATTTTGTCTCCTCGAGAAATTTTTCACCAGTAGAATTATTTATAAAAACTTCCCATAAAGCTAGCTTATTCATATTACCTTTACCTGCATGTTTTTTAATTGTTGAAGGAGCTATTGTTAAAATATCTTCAGGCTTAAAGTATTTGAGAAGTTTAATCTTAAGAATAGATGCAGCCGCTGCCATATCAATAATATTATTAGTCCCAGCAGAACTACCATAAGATACCCCTTCAAATGCTATCTTAAATGAGTCTTCTTTATCTATATGTTTTGTAATTAGTTCGATAATATTATTTGACATAATATCATAACGTTTAATCTTAGCAAGTTCAATACTAGAATAATCAACATGAGTTTCCCAATCCGGCTGAAAAACAAGAGTAACACCCTCCATTAAAGCTAAGTCTTCCTGTGTCTTAATAGCCTTTTTTGTACCTGATCTTTTTAAATAAGAAATAAAATGATATTGATTAGTATTGTCATTAAATAAACAAATACCAGGAGAGTTTAAAGAAAAATCAATTGTAATAAAATTCATATTAAAACCTTTTACCGATTGAAGCTCCGATTGCAGTTCCAACGAGTCGTGAAGTTAATAAATCATATAGAATACCTTTTTGTACACCTAATACTTTAGCTACCATTTTTCCAATAGATTTTCCTAAAGCAAATCCAGCAAGACCACCTACAATGGAACCTAAAAGACCTTCATTAGTCATTTCATTATTAAATCTATCAACATCTAAGTCTCCATTTTTATCTCTGTATTCGTTTAAAAATTCATCAACTGCTTTATCTACTTTTTCTTCTAGTTCAGGAGTCCATTCTTGTTGAAGTCCTTCTGTTAAAAGTTGCATTTCCTTTTCAGTAACTCTGTTTTCTTCTAAATATTCTATAAATGTTTTCATAAGTTATATATCTTTTAATCTATGTCCATTTTAATTTCAAACTTATTATAATAAAAGTTTAAATCAAATGTATTAAATTCTGAAACGTTTTCAGCCATGTTTAATGTTAACTCACTTATTTGATTTAATATAGGTTGTTCAAATGTAATACTTGCTATTCCTAATCCTTCTGCATCTAAGACTCTAAGTTTTAAATCATCTAAATGTTTTTGTTTAGTCGTAGGTGCATAATAATGTAATAAAATGTCATTCATCATCCAGTAGTTAATATAACCATCCATTAGCTGCATTGTAACTGTAAATTGTCTAGTAATAGTATTTTGTGTTGGAATTTTACCTCTAAAATAACGAGTAGTTCCATCATTATCTGATTGGCTTACAGGGTCGAAGGTAACTCCTGGTAAATTAATACCTTGAATACCATAATTAATAAAATCAATAGGCTCTTCAAAAAGATTTCCAGGTATTTTATTTAAATAAGGTTTATACTTTTTTACGATTTCTTTAGGTATAAAATTCTTATTAAATCTAAAATCAAATAAATTATTTCTACTATTTAAAATCATACTATTGTATATTTACCTTTAAACACCATAGTTTCAGTACTTCCGTTATCGATTGAAATATAATATTTTTTATCTTTTAGACCACCTTTACCTTGTAATTTACTAGCATTTGCTTTATCTATCTTAAATAGGACTTCTCCATTGCTTAAATCAACATCTTTAAAACTTGTAACATTGTTAAAATAAATGCCATCTGAAAAATTAAGTTTTATATTTTTTAAATTAGTAAAAGATATTGCCTTTCTTTCACCATTGTCGATTTTAGAAATACTAAATTTAACATACATATCAAATGGTGATATTTCTAAACCACTTTGATTATTAATAGAAGTAATTTGACCATCATCTATTGTTACATTTCCTACATTAACTACAACATTTAATCTCTCAATAAATGCAGGTGCATACTTTACTTGAGCTTTAGGTAAACTAGAATTAATCACCTGTGCAACATTCCTTGAAGCTTGTAAATCCGGAAGAGTATTATATACTCTAGTTAAGTTAGCACTTGATGCTATATTTACTTGCATCATTCTCTTACCATATTTAGGCGCGTTGTTACCGATTAAACTTCCTCTCTTTACAATTTGAGTATTGTCTGTTTGATTGTAAATTCTCATAGTCACATCAATCATAAAACTTGCAGCGTTATTTGCATTTTGTATAATTGGTCTAAATTGAATTGGCTCTTCAAAATCTTGAGTTTGCGTAATTGAAGTTGAATATGTTTCAATATAACTTGTGCCTATTTGTTCATTTACTATAATATCATAAATAACGCTAATGTCATCTGAGCTTGTCGATATTCTATTTATTATATAGGACTCAAAGTCTGCTGCACTATTATCTTTCTCTCCATATATTTTAAAGTAGTCTCCATCAGTTGCCTCTTCTACAACTACTGTAAAATCTTGGAATTCATCTTCTTTAGCAATTGTGAAATTAGTTTCGTCTCCTGTGTAAATGTAGTCAGTCCCATTAGTATCTTCTAAAACATCAACTAATTTTAAAGAAACTTCATAATTTGAAGTAGGGTCTAAGTCACTAGAGCCAGAACCATTGTCATAAAATAAATTGTTAAAATCTACAAACTGATCTTTTAATGTTGGTAGTTTAACTTCTATAAAATTACTATAAAGAGTTTCACTTAATATAAAGGGTCTTGGATTTTTAATTTCAAAACTTGAAGTATTTAAATAAACTATTTGAGTTAAAAAGTTTTGAACTCCTGATGTTCTATTAGTTTTTACTTCGAATAAAAAACCCTCATAACCTCTTGCTGCAAAACTAAAACCACTTCTTAAATGAAGTCTAACTTTATCATATTTTATTTTAGTAATATTATTTGTAGCGTTTGTTTGACTTGCTAATAATTCAGTAGAATCAGTACCGGTCCATTCTACACTATCTATAAATCCTTCAGTACTATCTAAAAGAGCATATTTATTTTCATTAACATTTACAGCATGGTATCTTTCGATACTTCCCGAGCCAGTTATGATACTATTACCAGTTTCTTCATCCGGTGTAGCAAATAATGGGTTTGCAACATTTCCAACTGTAACTTTGCCACCTATGAAATTAGTTAAAGAATATTCAAAATTTCCTGTATTTGCTGGAATGTATGTGAATATGTTTCCACTTAATCCACTAGCATTATTCGTTCCAGTAATTGCAAAGTTAGCAGCAATAGTAAGAGCACTTAAATTAAACTTATATGTTTTTCCAACTTCTAATAACAGAGTTCTTGCAGCAAATCCTTCAATTGATATATAAGCTCCATCTTCAGTAACATCGAAATTCACAACATCGCTGCCTAGTTCATTTATAAGATGTCTAGTTAATGCAGGATTTGATTCATCGGTACTTAGTATTTTCATCTCACTACCATTATCATCAACGTCTATCTCATAAGGAGTGGTATCTGCTTGATCGTGATAGATAAACTCTAAAAGTATATCATTATCTATTTTGTAATATCTTGAACTTTCTGCCATAATTTATTTATCTCTTTTAAAATTGAACAACTTTGGAGTATATGTTAAAAATAAACCAAGTTGAGGTCCATGATAAACTCTATTGTCTTTTGTAAAAGTTAAGCCATAGCCAACTCCTAGACCTAATTTAACTCTACTTTTATATTCTTCCTTTGCTTTATTTATCTCATCTTCAATGAGACTAATTCCTTCAATACTATTAAATGTTAAGCCCGGATATTTTGTAGCAATATTAATTTTTTTAATGCCATCAATTTCCTCAACACTTGAGTATAGTTTAATTCCTTGTTCATAACTAAAACTATTCAATGCACCTGTTAATTTATTATCTTTTTCGAACAGACTAATCTTACTATTCCATTTTCTCCAATTGCCATCTCCATAAACTGTAGAATCATTAAAATATAAAACTGAATCACTTTCTATAAAAGCGTAAACTGTATCAACTTCTTTAATATTAATTTCTGCACTTAACAATTGATTTACCTTTTTAAGTTTTTTAATATCTCCTAGTGCATTTTCGTATTTTGCATATAAGTCATTCGCGTCATTTGTTAATTCTTCTGCAGTAAACTCATATGCTGTAATTTCGCTAACTAAGAAGTCATTTTCATTTTTATAATATTTTATACTATCTTGACTAGCGATAATATTTTGACCCGCTCTTTCTACTTTAACCTCTAAGCCTTTATTAATAGCCTTTATTTTAGAAGTCCTATTACATTGATGCATTAGTAAAATAATAAGCAATAAAATAGTTGCTATAAAATGAATTGGCTTTATTTCTAAACTTTTAAACATTTATTTTTTTATTTTATTAACCACCTAATTTACCATCACCATCATTGATACTAGTACCGCTTGTATATTCTCTATTGTATGAATTCCAAATAGTAGGCATGGTAAATGAAAATGAAATGTCAATACTTTGATCCGATGTCGTTGAAGCATTTCTACTTAAATCTTTAGGAGACAATGGTATAGGAGTTATAGGATTTTGACCATTTACTGTTCTTACACCATTTTTATAAAAATGAATAGTATTAGAATTAGGATAAATTACTCCTACAAATCCAAAATAAACATCAACAGATGTACCTGGGCCTATCGCTAGGTTTAGATCACTACCGAATTGTGTAGAGATAGCAATATTTGCATATACAGGAGAAGTTCCACTATTTAAATATGGAAAAGTCTCATCAAATCTTAATACAAAATAATTATTATTAAAGCTACCATCAATATCATATAGTGACCATAAGGTATGAGATCTACACGTAAACCTTCCATTTACACTAATTGAATTTCCAATTTTTACATACGATACAACGCTACTACTTCCACCAGAACCTGTAGGCAATGAGTCAAATGTGCTACCAGTGGGTTCACTGCTTAGAGTTCCACTTGCTGCATCTGATCTTTTATTTGCAGTAATAGGATCTACTAAATTATCTTCAAAGAAATAATCGCTAAGAGTTCTTTTATCGTCAGTTGATCCATTATTCGGAGCAGGATAAAAGCCTGCAGTTGTAGAGCCTATAGCAGGCCCACCGGTTGCTGCTGCACCTCCTTTAAATCTAATACCATCACCTGAACTTACTTCAGTAGGATCAATAGCCCCATCAGTATCGCCATCATGGTCTCCATCACTATCACTAAAAAATAATGATTTGTCAGCTGTAATTAATTCCTTTTCTATTTTAAGTTTAGATGCAGATTCTACTTGTAGATCATTAAAACCAGAAGCACTAGATACGTTAATTACGTTAGTATTCGCAGTTGTAATATTAGTCGCATTTGAAACATCAATATCTAATACAGGTGAATTAATATCAACATTAGTTGTCGCATTTATTCGAAAAATAGGAGTATTTAATCTTATTAAGCTTTTCGCCGCCAAATAAATAGAATCCGTACCGGCAGCATTTCCAATTAAAACATCATTATCATTTAAAGCCTTAATATTAACTTCTCCATCATTTGCTGTAATAGCAATATCTAAATTGTCTCCACCTCCATTTGCTATTATATTAACCGCAGAAGCATCTAAGTTTAAATCCTCATTAGAATTTATATCAATGTTGCTGTCTCCTGACGTGTTGTCAATTAATATGTCTCCATCCTGACCATCGATCGTCACTCCTTGATTTCCTTCTATCTGTATTGCAGATCCATTAGACAATATTTCAATAAGTCCACTTCCTTCAAAATTTAAAGTAGAACCTAATAATGTAATATTATTTCCAGGGTTTATTGTCATATTAACAGTTTCCCCTTGAACAGCAGCAGCGCTTCCTACTATTTTTAAAGTAGTACCATTACCGTTAGAATATTCACTTCTAATATTGTAAATTGCAGCATTGCTATTATCTACCTTTAGCTCAATATGGTTTGGAGCATCATCTGCCTTTAACAACATACTTAATAATGCGGTTGGAGAATATGAAGGAGCAGTAGAGACACTTGTGTCGTCTCCTAATATAATTCTAGAAGTTAATGCTTGATTAGGTATAGTTCCAGACTGATTAAAAGGTCTTAGTATATTAAACAATGGAGCTACGGATGAATTAACATCACTGTCCCATATATTTAAAGAAACACCTTGTTCTCCTTTTTGTCCACCGTCACCTTTATCACCTTTATCACCTCCGTCTCCTTTTTGTCCTACGTTTCCGGTAGTTCCTTGAACTCCTTTAGGACCAATTGGCCCTCCACCATTTGCTAAAACTTGATCAAAGTTGTAATTTGTCTTTTCAACCTTGATATTATCTGAGTCAGCATCGAATAATTCTTTTATATTTATTGCCATTTTATGACTTTATTTTTATTAAAGGTCTAATCTTATAAGAGTAGCCTATTCTTTTATTATATATTAATCTAAAATTGAGAGGGTTTACAGGGTCTAATTTATAAGTAAAATTACCATCTGAGATATATCCATTTACATTTAAATTAGAGGGATCAGAAATAATATCAATTGTAGTTATTTGTTTTTTCCCTTCATATACCGCTAATCTAATAGAATCTATTGAAAATGCAGGTATTATATTTTCAGCAACATATCCATTAATATCATCACTTAACGTGTCAATTCTACCAAAACTATTTTCAACCTCTACCAATCTGTTCATTGTATAACTTAAACCTAAACTGCTTAGTTTTTTAACAACGGCCTCCCTCATATAAAAATCCATTATTACTTCTCTTTCAGTTTCTATATAATTAATATCATTTTGAGATTCACCTAATAATTTAATATTGTTTAACTCCTCAATAGCCTCATATCTTCCATGTGTAAAGTTAAATACTTCATATTCTTTATTTAACTTTATAGCGCTTGAACTCATATAACTTTTTTCTTCAACTATATTTTTAGTTCCTGGAATATATTGAATACCTCCTCCACTGGTTGATCTAATGTAGTAAGTATCTTCCCATCTTGACATGAAAACATTTTTGTTTTTCTTTTCAATAGCAATTTCATTTATTAAATTATATTTAGGTAATAAATCATCTGATTCTGAAAGTTTTATAACTCCACTAGTATCTATGTCGTTTACTTTATGGAAAAAATGATTTTTAATACTTCCCCATTGGCTGTCATGTAAAGGTGATTTAACTTCACCTATGTTAAATAATACACCACACCCATTTAGTTTTTTATATAATTCTATTGCAAGTTTATTTTCATCAGCATTACCAATGTTATAATTATAGACATATCCAATTGGAGTTCTATATACATCGCTCCAATCATATCCGTCACCTGGTTCAATTTTATGCATAGAAAAAGGTTCACTAAATGTAATAATAGGTTTAGTATTTATGGTATATTTTCCATTTTGTCTAGTTAAAAGAGCAAAATATTCGTTTCTAGATTTTATACTATATCCAATAGATTCATTTGTTAATCCAAATGCTTTAGGTTTATTAATGTCTATTTCAGGATATAAGTTAGAAGTTTTAACTATTTCAACACCGTCTTGCATTTCTAAAGAAAATGTATTTTCAATAATACTTCCATCAACATTAACTGTTAAATATTCAGCATTGTTAGTAGTATTTAAAACATTTGCAACATTTCCAGCAGATAATAAATTTAATAAAGATGAATGTGCAAAAATACCTCCACCTCTATATGAATAGCTTGCAGACTTATATTGATTTAATGTATAAAATTGAGTAGGTTGAGGAACACCATTTATTGTCATTTCCCCAGTAACTGAAATTTTATTATCATTTATTACATTGTCTATGTTTAGTTCATATGTTATTCCAGCAACTTCAACTTCTAAAATACCATAAGAACCAGTTATAGGATCTTTAAGTATTTGTGAAGTAAATGAAGGAACACTACTACTGTTGTGAGTAATTCCATCTATTACAGTGCTTTGACCTTGACTTAAATTAACTGAACTTAAATCTAATGCACCCGAAACTATGCTATTTGAATAGTTATAAAGATCTTGTAACTTATGATCTAGTTCATATAATAATTTTCTATTTAAACATCTAAAGTTATCATCTGATAAATTTAAATCTAAAATTAAAACAACAAATTTAAATTTTTTATTTTGAATTATTCTAAGTTTTAATTCATTTGGAGAATTTACATCAAAGGATGTTTTTAAAACGGTTGAAAATCTATAACCATTAAATTCACTATTTTTAATAAATTCTTTAGTTATGTTATTTTCAATTTTTTTTCTAGTTTTAGGTATAAATCTAATACCTTTAAATATTGTTGAGGCAAACGATTCACCTCCTCCATCTTCTATTATTGTATACTTTTTAAAAGTTCTAGATTTTCCAAATGAAGTTTGAGCAAATGTTTCATCAGAACCAACCATTGCCCCAGTCCCTACAAAATATGTTTTAAAATAATCAAAATTTATATCTTTAAAATGATCTAAACTAAATTCAATATTGGGTGAAGGTTTTAAATAACTAAAAGTATTATCGACATCAAAATACTCTAAGTATGTAGGGTATTCGTCTATATAGAACCATTCGTGTGTCATTTTAGTTTCGTCTCTATCTAAACTTTCTAGAGAAGCAGCAAAATTAGTTTCACCAAATGCTTCATTTAAATTTAGAAAGTATGGGTTTTCTCTAACGTTTAAGCTATCCTTTAGAGACCATTTATTAATATATGGAACTACTCTGGAGATTGTAGCAAATTCCGTTGTATTATTTTCTTGTAGTCTTTCAAATTCACTAGATATTCTAGTCATTGTGTTTCCTTCAGGTAAACTGTTTTCATCTTCTAATATGTTTATTAAATTAGAAAAATAAGTATTAGAATCTTCCTTTAACCTTTCAACATCAGCATATGCATCTAAAGGCATTTCTCCATTAGGCCCAGTAGGTTCATCAATTGCATTTGAAAATGGGTAAAGTATGTCATCTTCTAAATCTAATTCTTTTAAATCAGAATTAGATTCATCATAAAAATCAAAATCCATATCATGAATATCATATGCACTAAACATTCCCCATTCAATTTTAAAGTCTTTATAAACATTAACAATATTTTCTATACCATTGTTTTTATCTTTAAGAATTACTCTTTTAAAATTAGAATTTATCTCTCTTGGATCATCTACTATGTCTAATACCTCATTAAATCTATTTTCAATATCTAATAAATATTCACCTATACTGATTTCATCTTCATCATCTTCATTAATATAAATTGAAGAATTTACATTACTTCCTCCTTTTAAATACCAAACTTCATTATTTAATAAAAAGTTAGAAGTTATGTTTTTATTAGAGGATTCCTCATTTATTTCTATGAAATTAGAAGAAGATAAATTTTTAACAAAAATTCCTAATTCTCTATTATAACCGTCAACGTCTGAATAAATTATAATTTCATTTTCTAAAACAATAGAACTAAATAAAGTATAATTATTAATTAGTGAACTTATTGAATCTGCAACATTCTTTAAAGTACCTTGATTTGAGAATCTATTATTTTCAAATCTACCTTTATCAACGTTGTTATCGGCTATAAATGTATTTTCTACAACATTAATATGAGTGTATGTTTTTTTAACATCTAATATTGTTAAGTTGTTATTTAAACAAAAAATACTATGGTTTTCTTCAAAATTATATTGCTTTTCTACAAGTTCTATAAAGTATTTATTGCCACGTTGAATTAAAGAAGGTTCATACTTTTCAAAAGTATTACCTACACTGATAGGCCAATTGTTTACTAAATCTAGAAGAGTGTCATATTCAGTTGCGCCTGAAGGTCTTGTATAACCAAATCCAGTATTATCATTTAATGTTACTGACCCTGTATTTTCATTAACTACAATCTTTATTGTGAATCTTTGTTTTTTTAATTTTAAAAGTCTAAACTCATCTCCATTTAATGGGTTATCTATTATTTTAATTTTAATAAAATCAGAAGCTGCACTTGTATTAACAATAATCTCTATGTTTTTATTAGTCTTTTTAATTCCTGTAAATAAACTATAATCAGTATTATTAGTATCTGCTCTTAATTCATAATTTTTACGATTCCAATATACTCCATTTTTAATATTATGATAATTTGAAAAACTTTTAATCCAACCTAACATTGGCATATTTTGATAAAACACATTATGAGGTAACATATAAGTTCCGGAACCAACATCGCTTAAATCCATTTCACTGATTAGTGTGTCTTTTTTAAATGTAAATAAATCGTTTTTAATATTATCAACGGATCCTCCTCCTAATTTATGTTCATCTACATAAATTCCAAAATACCTATTTATAGAAAACTCTTCAGCTTCTTCATCATCAAATAAAAATTCTAAATTAACTAAGTTTGCACATGCTAAATTATTTCTAGAAAAACCTTCAGTTATAAAATCATTATATTCTATAATAGGTTTATCTGTTTTAATAGTATCTTTATAGTGAAATTCTCCTTTACTAGTGAAGCCACCTTTTTCTAAATCTATACCATTATAAAAAGTTTGTTCATCTTTATTAAATGAAACAGTTAATGGAGAGTCTGGAAAACTATCATCATTTACATAATTTCTAATATATTTACCTATAGCAGAGTCATTAGAAAGATCAATTGTCTTTATTAATGTTGCATTTTTAAGCATTTCATTAATTCTATCTAAATTTTCAGAATTAGAATAATTCTTTGTGTTTATCGGATCTTTAACCCTATAGATTAAAAACTTAGAAGGTACTTTTTTATCTAGCCAAATTGGAGCTAACATTGCAAATTCACTATCATATAGTTTATTATAATTTATAGAAGTACCATAATTATAAGTTTCTTCTAATTGTTTTTCATAACTATCTAATACTGAAAAATCTGAATTATCTCTTTTTACTTTATAAACTAAATCATTTGGTGTAGAATCTTTATTCCAAAATTTAGCAACATCATATGAATATGATCCAGTTTCTTTAACTAAATATTTTTTATAATTAGAAGCAGCAAGTTGATCAGTCGCATTAAAACTTTCTAAATACATTTGATCATTTTCAACTATTAACTTTATATTAGTGCTTATTTTAGGATTTGTTCTAAGTAATGGTTTTGAAATGTTGTCATATCTTCCATTATTTTCTATATCTGTTCTAATTTTAAAAGGAGTTAAACTACTATAAGGATCGCTTCCATCAGACGTTCCATTTAAGTTTTCTAAAGATTCAGCTACCTGTTGTATTAAATTAGGATTAATTTGTGCTACTTGTTGATTAGGATCTGTTGGAAAATCATCTGCATTATCACCTACACCATCTCCATCAGAATCTAAAGTTTCAGTTGAATCATTTGGAAATGCATCAGCGTTATTACCTACGCCGTCTCCATCAGAATCTAAAGTTTCAGTTGAATCATTTGGAAATGCATCAGTGTTATCTCCTACACCGTCTCCATCTGAATCTAAAGTTTCAGTTGAATTATTTGGAAATGCATCAGCGTTATCTCCTACACCATCTCCATCTGAATCAGTGTCTTCGTTAGGATCTGTTGGAAATGAATCAGTGTTATCTCCTACACCATCTCCATCAGAATCTAAAGTTTCAGTTGAATCATTTGGAAATGCATCGGTGTTATCTCCTACACCGTCCCCGTCAGTATCAGTATCTTCGTTAGGATCTGTTGGAAAGTCATCAGCGTTATCACCTACACCGTCCCCATCAGTATCAGTATCTTCGTTAGGATCTGTTGGAAAGTCATCGGCGTTATCACCTACACCATCTTCATCTGAATCTGTGTCTTCGTTAGGATCTGTTGGAAAGTCATCAGCGTTATCACCTACACCATCCCCATCTGTATCAGCAGTTTCAGTTGGATCGTTTGGAAAAGCATCTTTATTATCAGCTACTCCATCCCCATCAGCGTCTCCACCGCTATCTCCACCATCTCCTATTGGGGTTCCACCGGCACCCGAATCAGTGTCGTTAAAATCAGTTGGGCCGTCTCCAGAACCTGAGTCAGTGTCATCTCCACCTAATATTGGGTCATCTCCACCTTCAAACATATTTGTGTTTTTATTTTTAGTTTAATATTACTTAAGATTATATATCTCTATTAGTTTTATTAACTAACTGCTTTAGTAAGAGTAACTGTTTTAGTATTGTTTAAGTTATATCCTTGTGGCTTATATTTAGCAAACACTTCTAAATCAAAAGAAAATTGATTTTCATTAGAATCAAATATATCTAAACCAATTGTTTTAGAATATGTTAAATTAGAAACAGGATTTGTATTCTTACCTGCAACCCTACCAGTTGAAGTATCAACTCCTCCACTTGCAGTAACTCCAAAATAATCAGTCATTCTATATTGGAAAACAAGATCAACTGTAATATTAGGGGATTTTGCAACTTGGGAATTAACCTGCTTACTATCTACTTTACCTATTGTCTTTTTTCCAAATTTATTATCTCCATCAACTACTAAACTTCCGATTCTAGCAGGTGACATAAATAAATATGCTCCACAAGATTTACCTCCTAATAAAAATTGATCATTATCACTAAACGACATTTTCATAGTTCTCTGATAAAATTGACTGTTATCGTACCTGTAAGGTGTCTGTAGATTAGAATAATTATCATCAGTTGATAATGTTGCAAATTGAGAGATGTTGTTCCAGGTAGCCTGATAGGTTGTACCTGTAAATACAGTAGGGTGATCAACATGTACATAAATAGAGTCATCATAATCTCCACTTGTTAAACTTGATAATTGAATTACCTCAGCGTTTACACCTTTCCATATGAAGTCATTTGTTGAAGTACCGTCAGTACCTGTAGCAGCCTTTCCAAAATATTCAAATCTATTAGTACCGTTTGTCAAACTAGTATCATCTCCTGTTAAATAATCTAGAGGCAATGTTGAATATAATGGATTTTCACCAGTAACATCCATATATCTACCATATATAAATTGACCTTTACGCTGCGCAGATTGCATAGCAGCTTTATTGTTAAATATTTCAGCGTTAGCTTCTATAGTAGTCATATTCTGATATTGAATAGGAACTAAATCATATTTTCCTTCAACTGTGTAATATGTATCGTTTTCAATTCTTGAAGCAAGAGCAGGTGTACCTGTGCTATAATCATGCGTACCCATTTCAAAAGTAACTTCGTCTCCCGAAGAAGAAGATGGATAAACTGCATCATTTCTATTTCCTATTATTCTTGCAGTTAATTCTAAGTCAGTTGCTTTACTATTTTCTAATAATAATTTAAAAGTCTTAGTTACAATTGTTCCTTTCTTAATATTTAAGTCAGCTACCTCATCTACATAATATCCTGCAAATAATTTAGTAGTAGTGTTTGCCTCAACCTGGGTTGTTCTACCTTCCTCATCTACTATAGTTGCCAATAACTCACCTTCGGCATTTTCTAATTGTTCCTTAAGACTATCTATTTCCTTTTGAAGATCTATTAATTTATCTAATAAACTAATTGGAGTTTGTTCAGAAGATAAAAAACCTGAAGCGATATTACCGGCTCCATGTGTAAAATATTTTTCATTTGCAATAAAACTATCAGCAATATGTGTGTAAACTCCTTTAGAATCTAATTCATCAACAAGTTTTACATAAGTAGTTTCTTTGCTATTTTCCTCAACAAGGTTAATTACATCAGAAGTATCTAACATACCTTGTGGAAATTCTATTAATATAGGTTCACTCCAATCTGAAGTTACAGGAGTTGATGGAAAACCAGCTTCTGAATATGCCTTTATTCTAATTTCAATATTTTCACCTAAATTAATAGGAAGATCTAGTTGATTAAAATTAACTTCTTGTCCATCTTCTATACTTTCAGTTGTCCAAATATATTTACCCGTAGTCACATCCTTTAATCTCTTTCTAGTTGGAGTATCTAGTTGATTCCAGTTTGAAAAACTTGCAGTTGTAGTTTTATTATCTTGTGTAAATGGTATTTGTTCAATGTTACTTGTTTTACCACTTGCAGAAACATATCTATATTGAATACTAAATTTAACAATTTCTTGTGGAAGCGTATCCGCATTTGTTTTTGCTTCAGGCACTTTCCAAAAACCTCTAACTCTAAATTTAGGCTTAATATCTTTTACATTCTGATCTGTGCTAATGCTTTGGATTTGATTAACAACTGAAGAATATAATTTAGCTTCACTACTTCTTTTTTCAATAAGAGTGTTTAGAGTATTTTTATCTTTATTTTTTTGTATTTGTGAACTATATTTCTTAGTAGCAATTTCACTTCTCTTACTAGAAATAGTGTCATCTAATTTCTTTAAATTTTCACTAACTGTTATTTTATCAGTGTTTAATTTTTTAATATTATCTAATGCGTCATTTTCAGTTAAGTGTGTATTAATCTGTACAACTTGAAAATTATCTACATTTAATTCAACTGGATCTGGTACAATACCAACATTTGCTGGTGGAATAAAGTCTTCTTTTAAGGCTTTAATAAATTGACCAAAGTCAGAAACGCTATCTCTATAGAAAGCAGATAATGTTTGAGTTCCTCCAGCTTCGTTCTCAATTGTTAAATCATTAGAATAAAAACCAACACCGGGTGACCAGTTTTCTGCAATGATTTTAGAATCAGGATCAATTGCTTTAAAGAATACAACTTGTCTCTCATCAAATCCCACATTAATGCTTAGATCTACTTTGTTTTCTAAAGATTTATAAATTCTAAGTTGACTAGTTCCAATTTTAATACTGTCAAAACCTTCAATTAATCTTAGTTCAAGTTGACTAGTACCGTTATATACATTTTCAATTCTATACCTCGTATTGTTGTTGCCGCTATTTACAAGTAGCTCATCACCAACTGATAAAAATTCAGTATCATTTAAAGATTTATCTCCATCAGTATAAGTTAATTTATTTAAAGTATATAGTTTAACTGTTTTTATAACTGGAGTTCCGTCTACTACAAATTCTCTTTCTGCATTTTCAACTGCTAATACATCAAAATCACCATAGTATTGAGTTGATTTAAAAGGAAGGTCTCTAACCTGTTCATCAATAGTTGCATTTGCCCCACTACTTATTAAGTCTTCTACAAATGTTTGATAATTAATCTCATCAACATTATTATAAGTGTCATCAAAATAAGCTGCAGCAAATTCATCGTTTGCTTGAAAAATATATCTTTTTACTAAAACTCTTTCAGTATCTACTACAATTTGATTACTAACATCAAATTTAACAGTTAATAATGGATTTAAATAATCTTCAAAAAAGTCATTATCTGTAGTTACGAATTGTGTAGGTAATGCAATTGAAGTTAAATCACTTGCAGGAGTTTTAAGTTTTCTTGCAATAATCTTTTTAAAGCTACCGTCAGGCATCTGTACAGTTGCATCTGCAGTTCCAACACCACTCAATGCTTTAATATTATTTTCTAATCTTTTTATTTCTCTATCAATAAACCCAAACGAAGGTATTTGATAAGTTTTAATTGTAGTTACGCCGTCATCATCTGGCGTACCGAATAAGTCTACTGAAACTGTAATAGCATCCTTTTCACTAGTCATTGCCTCATTAATACGCTCAAAAGTTTCTAACGCATTGGCATTCATCTGTGTGAATTGCTTGATTATTCCTGAAAATGAGTTTTGTGTGTCCATCTATTATCTTATAACATCTATTTCAAATTCAAACATCGCAGCGTTTATACAAACTATTTCGAAATATGGATTGTTTCCAACTTGTGTGTTTGATATACTTCCAATTAGTTTATCATATCCAGCTTTCCAATTAGTATAAACGTTAATGTTATTCCCGCTTAAATTTAAGTTTTCAAAAACAATCTTATAACTTTGGCCATCTTTCCAATTTATAAGTTTGTCATCTATGTATATATTAATATTATTATCTGCGCCTTGATCCATTGTTTTACCAACTAACCTAAGTTGATTTGAAAATTCTTTTAGTCTAGCCCATATTCCAAAACCTGTTGCATTTGATGGGTTAAACTGATTAGTATCTTTAATTTCATTATAAACACTTAATGTATTTTCATTCCATAAGAATGGCTTTCCAAATACATATGTTTTTAAATCGTTTTTAATTTTAATTTTATTAGGAACTGTTTTGTCAACTAATATGCCAGGACCATTAAATAAAATATCAGTATTATATTGTACTTCAGATGGAATTGTACCATCAATAAGTTGATTAATTCTTCCATTGGCACTTGTAATTAATTCTAATAAACTGTTGCTATCTGCAAGGTTTGCACTTGCATTTTGAAAATCTGTTTCTAATGAACTTATTCTGCTTAGCATTTCAGCACTTGAGTCCATCGACATTACTAAGTTTTCTAAGTCATCAACTCTGCCTTTAATTCTAGTATATCTTGCATTCGCATCTGATAATAATTTGGCAGCATTCTCTAGGGCACTTGTCGTATCCATAAATAAATCCATTGAGAATGTTGTAAAGTCATTAATGTTAACTTCAACACCAACATTATCAAGAGATGAATTAAATTTAATATTTAATTTAAGACCGAATGCATTTCCATTTAAGCCAGTAATTTCATTTGGCTTATATTTAATAAGTTCAGGAATATAAGAACTGTTTGCTGCACCAGGATTATCTTGAGGATTATCCAATATTAATACACCATAGAGATTAGTTTCTCTATTTGCAGATACTGAATCACTATATAAATCATAATAAACAAGAACTGCGTTAAACCTAAAGTCTCCTCCTTGCTTAGCATAATCTTGTAAACTATTTATGTCTGAATTATTAGCAACTGCATTATAATTAGCAATGTTCCAATCAATTTCAAAATTAGAAGTAGTATTAGAATCAACATCATAATAAGGAGTTACGCCTGCAACATCCACTAAAGTTTCTAAATCCATATTAGGATCAGGGTGTGTTTGACTTGCTCTACCGCTAATTTCAGCTTCTGTGTAAGTCTTGTTACCAGAGGCATTATAAAGAGAATTGTTAAATAATACTGCTGGAGTATATCCTACGCTTGAGGGAACATTAATATATACCTCGTGGTATGCATTACCTTTATATTGTATATCATTACCTACATCGATACTGCCTAAATATTTAACTACTCTATCATAGTCAGTTCCAGTGCCTGACGCATTTTGTTCTTCAGTATAAAAGCCAGGATTTACAGACTCATTAGAATCAGCGGTTCTAAATCTAATAGCACCTATAGTGTTTAACCATTTAAAAAATATTTTTTCTGCATCTGAACCATATAAAGTACTGTCAAAATCATCATCTTGTAAAAGCTCTTCTTCTAAGTTAAGTGCATAGTTTTGAAAGGTGTTAGCAAAATCATGACCTGCATCTCCTTTTAAAACGTATGATAGACCAGAATAATCTAACATATTCGTAAAATCCATTGTATTTTTACCGGAAACTGCAGTTTCAAAATTAGGAATATCTAAAAGAGCATATTTACTAAACTCAAATTTAATATCTGGGTTATTAAAAGCTCTTGTCAAATCTCTAGTCCCACTTGCAAAAGCGTACATTGTTCCTCCTTGGATTTGAGGTATTCTAACTAATGATGTAGCCATTTATTCTTATAATTTTTTTACGCAATCGTTGCACCAAAAGAACCAATAACGTACCATGAAGTACCATCTGATCTTAAAGTAAGTGTTCCATTTTGCACTATTGCAATACTTGCTGCACCTGCAACATTAGTAGCTTCAATATCACCAGTTGATGTTGCAATTAATGTAATTTCTTTACCTGCTATTGTACTTGTTGGTAACGCTAGTGGAATTGATCCATCCGCTACATCTACAAAATAACTAGAATGTTGAAGATTAACAGGCATTGATGTAAGCCCGTCTGAAGAACTTTTCCTAATACTACTCTTTGTAATACCTGCATCGATATTAATTTCATTATTAAACGTACTAGCAACTCCAAAGGTAGCTGAACTAGCATTTACTGCTGTTCCTCCATCAATTGCAATTTGACTAGTCGAAATAGTAACCCCTGAAAGAGTTAAAGCTGTTGGATCTAAATATCCCTTTAAGCTTGTTATTTCATCTTCAATTGAAGTAAAGTTATCATTAAGTGTAATTCTCGATGATGAAAGCGAATCTGTTCCTAAAATTTCTGTAACCGCCATTTTATTTTATTTTTTTATTTTACTATTATCATGTTTCTAATGGTTTTATTTCTATTACCATTTGTATCTTCTATTTCAGCTGAAATTTTATAGTTTCCAGCGTCCTTAAAGATATATGTCATCCACATATTATCATAATATATATCATGTTCTTCTTGACTACTATCTTTATATATTCTCCAAACTGGCTTTTTAATACCAGGCATTTGTGTTTTATCTAAAGCAAATGTAACATGGGTTGATCTTTCCACCTCTGCACTTCCGTTAATAATTCTTACAGTATCAAATGTAGGATTGTACCTAACATATTTTGTTTTACCATAAATTGTTCCATTAGTTAATGTCACCTCTTCAAAATCATATTTAAAAGAATAATCTTTTCCTACACATATTAAGAATTTAAATATGTCATTGGTATCATCATTATCAGTATCTTCAAATACTGGGTTATAATTAAACTTACTAATAATAGAATCTGTAGATGCATTTAATTCATCAGCAATTGCTTGCCAACCTGAAAGATCTGAGTTATTAGTAGGAGTTGTAGTAACTAGTGTGTGAATTCCTGTTTCAATTAAATGTGTGGTAGGGTTTTTATGTGTAATAGTTAAAACACTGCCTTGTTGAATTGTATTTATTTTAAAACTTGCCGTCAAATCAGCACCAATTCTAGTAGCGTCCCACCAATTATATTTTCCATCTACCCATCTGACTGGATCCATTTCATTCCAAACATAAGGTCCAGTAGTTTCACTATAACCCGTTAAATTAACAGGATCTGTATCTACATATCTTTCAACCGTACTAAAAACTTTACCTTGACTTTCATTGTGTACATAATTAGCCCTATCCATTGTTAAGTATAAAGACTGGAAACTATCTTCAACCTTTTGTAAATTTTCAGTTGGCAATTCCCAATAACCTCCTGTTTTATTCCAATCAGTTTTCCAATCTTTCCATCTATTATCTTCTTTCCATTGATAAATTCCATATATTTCAAGTGGCTTTACCTTAACGTTAAAGAAGTCTGACTCTTTTCTAAAACTCATAATTCCTTGAAGGTCATACATTCTTAGCTCTACGCTGTAGTCTCCTTCAAAGGGTACAATTATTGGAAACCTTAAATATCCAGGATGAAACGTGCCATCTGTTTCATAATAACCAATACTGCCTCTAAAACTTTGCGAATAATTATTAGGTCCAGTAACTACCCATTCTAATTCATAAACATGCTGCTTCCACCAGTTATCCCAAGTAACTGTTGAATCTAACGCATCAAACCATGTAAAGTTTGCAAATTCCCATTCTTGTGGAAGTGAAGTACATTCTAAAATTATTGGACAGCCTACAGGAATTGAGTGCTCTCCATCTGTGTCATTGTTAAAAGTTTCCTTTTTATTTATATAGTAGTTATTGTAAAATGTTTCAAAATCTGATAATAAAGTTTCATATTCAGTTTCGTTAAGATTTCCAAAACCATCTAGTGAAATAGGTTCAAAATTTACATTGTCTATTAAAATATCATTATTTGAAACAAGTGCATAATCTTCAACGTAAAGTTGTTTATCTTCTGGATAAACCTTAAATTCAACATCTTTACCTTCATTGAATGAAACAATAGGTTGTTGATTATTCCAAACGTTTAAATTCTTTTGATCAAAATAACTTCCTTCTCCTACAATATCTACAATCTTTGCTTGAAGTGGAAGGTATTCTTTTTGTAGTTTATTCTTAAGACCGTATAATTTTATTAAAATCTCTTCCGGTGTAAAATCAAATACCTCATCGACATTAGGAATGTCCCAATAATCAAATGATCCATTAGGCTCGTTTAATTTATAAACCAATGAAAATCTGCTTGTTTTTTTCATTGTAGTAGAAGGCAAATTAAATTGCTTTCTTTTCTTATAACTAAATCCAGCATTTTTATCTGGAACTGAAACTGCTTTTAGTTTTCCAAAGCTATCGCTATCTTGATTTATATTTAGCCAATATTCTTTAAGTGTAATATTATTATAACCGAAAAAATCAATTGCATTTAATACAGCTTTATAAGTTCCAATAAATGGTTTAATATTGTGTAATTCTAAAAGTAGCTCTCTTCTTTTTTGATTCATGAGTCTCCAGTCGATTCCCATTTCATTAATATCATGCTCTTTAAAAATTATAAAATCACCATCATCAAGAGTAGCACCCATGTTTTGTAATAGGTCCTGCATTCTTTCATCCTCTCCAACAGTTTCACCATATATTATTATTTCAGCAACTTCATGTCCATCACTATCATCTGTAATTAATAAAGTTCTTTGATGTCTTTGTTCAGCCTTAGATGAAAGTGCAATGTTAGCCTGTATTGCATCATTTGTAAAATTATTTACAGTTTTTAAACCTGCAATTACTGAAACAACATCCGTATGATCTAATACTTGAATATTTAGTCCATCTAGGTTTTGTATTTTTACAGCATTGTTTTCTAAACTTGTACCATATATAAAAATATCTTTACTAATATACCTATCGTCTTTCCAACTAAATTTAAAATTACTACCATTACTATCTACAGAAACAGGTCTACCATATACTATTTGGCCATTAGCATCTACAAGCTCTTCTAATATAAATAAGTTTAAAGTTTCATAAAGGCCTACTGAAACCTCAGGTAAATATACAACACCACTCCACTTTTCATTTGTAGAATCATAGTCAAGGTTTAATTCATTCTCAACTCCATTAAAAAATCTTAAATATGAATACTTTGACATTATCTTATATTTTTATCATCTTTGTTTGCTGTGTAATTTTTCCAATTTTTCATTACACGAATTTGTTTAATAGTATTGTAATAATAGTCAGTACAGAATTGTAAAAAATCAAGAATGGTTTGATTTCTAACAATGTGCCTAGAAACTCTATTAGTTATTAAGTCATTTTTATAATCATAGCCTAAATACTTTTTATTATCTTTGGCAGACTTTTTAATGTCATAAATCTTTTCTCTTTTATATCTGTATAAATCGTCGTATAGTCCCATTATAATGCGCTTCTATTTCCAGCCTGTACTCTACTATAAATAGTTCTTGGCACAGGTGGGTTATCAAAGTATAAAGACATTGAAGCCATTTCTCCAATTGATGGCTCATCTTTTACTAGTTCTCCATCTCTATCTTCCCAGCCTCCTCTAAATATTGCAACTTCTTGCTTGTCTAAAATAATATCACCATATCTGTCAAGTCCTATTTTATTATACCAGTCTTCTATTTGCTTATCTCCAGTAACTGGTATTAATAAGTCAGGATTTTCTAATACTATCTTCTTAATTTCTTCAGTTCTCTTAAAAAATACAAGTCTTTTTTGATCTCCATCTGCTCCTTCTAATTCAGGAGTTGATGGCGTTACAGTAACTTCAGTATAATTATAAAATCCATCCTTTCTTGCTTGCTCCTCAATACTTGATACAAATTGTACATTTACCGCATCTACACCTTCGATACCTTCTATGATTGCAATAATATCACTCTTAGGTAGTTTATCTCTTCGTACAATTTTTATTAGATAATTTGAGATAGCCGCTCTAATGTCATTGAAAATATCTTGTTGCTTAAATCCTTCAAACCATCTAATAGAAATATCCATTCTATATTTAACAGCTTCCGGCTCTACAAATATTGCTTCACTTGTAACCATTTGCTGCCCACTATCTTCAATTACACCAAGCATTCTATCGGTTTCGTCTTTTCCAAAGAAAAACTCGCTTTCGTCAACTGAAAAATAATCTGTCCCTTTTAATAATCTTTTCTCTAAATCTGGAATTGCAAAAATATAAATAACATTGTCATCATCTAAATAACCATCGTTCGTAGTATTATATGCATCTAAATAACTAAACTGCGCATATCTACTTAAGAAATATTCATATGCATCTGGATTTGCAAGTACAAAACTCTTGCTTGCAAGTGGTGCCATTAACTTCGTAAATTCAGTACTTTCAGGATCTGCTCCCATAAAAGGAGAAGTTGAAGTCTCCATTTCTAATAATTCGTTTAGGTCATGTGTATCTCCAGTTGAGTCCTTACCTTCACCTAACCATTTAAATGTAAGATCTCCTGCTTGGTTAAGATTTCCAGCTGCACCATCACATTTAATATATTCTATTTCGATAGTAGCTCCACTTGGTGGAATTATACCAAAGTTACCAGTTCCGAAATAAACATCCATTCCTCCACTAATTCCAGTCTTTACTAAACAACCTTTATCAGTGGCTAACATTTCGTATAATGAATTAAACTTTGTCCATTGTTCTCCATTAACACTTACCTTTACTAAAGCATGGTCAGTCGTTCCTTTAGATTGAATATTAAAGCTTTGCATACTTTCACCTGTACTTGTTAAGGTTTGAGACTCTAATTTACCTTGTATAATATTTGCTCTAACCCAATCGTTACTACTCTTTGGTAATAAGAACTCATCTTTATCAGTTCTTAAAAAATAAATTAAACCATTGTTATCATATTGAATTTCAGTATTTGGCTCAATTATTAAATTACTTCCAGCAACATCTTCTGTTACACCAGGCTTCCATCTAAATCTTATTTCTCCAGTTGCCGCGAAACCTCTAGTAGCATCATGCCCTGCAAGTCTTGCAAGTCCGTGAATAGATTCAGGCTGTTGAGCTGTATAAATATTCTGCTCTACAGTAGAGTCCTCTATATAGAACATAAGCATCTCATTCATTTCAGCCATTACCTCAAGTATTTGAGAAAACGGTGAAGCTGTTGTAAAATAATTACCAGCCTTTTTATAGACTCTACTTAAATATGATCTAGAGTCTTCTACTATGTTTCCAGCAGTTACTCTAGCCTTATCTAAAAATTTAAAATCTGCCATTCTTTAATCTTTTAATTTACATAAACTCCAATCAAATACTTAGAGTCTACTGTTATATTTATTTGAGCAATATCTCTTACTTCACCTCTTGTAAAATTAATATCTACCTTAGTCTTATATTTACCAGAATTTGGACAATACTCCTCTATCTGATCTTCTATTACTCTTTTTATTTCAAATTCATTAAATTGAAAATCATATATCATTTGTTCTAAATCAACACCGAATCTAGTATTTCCTAATACATCTCCACTACTTGTAAAAAGAAGTGTTTCGATTTGAATTAAAAGTTGACTTAATTCATTCTCTACATCTACTCTTTTTGGATCATAGTTAGGGTCGCCTAATGTTTTGATATACAGTTCCATTAATTATTTATCCGTTTTTTTATGAGTGAAACATCCAGTCAACACCTTCATCTCCTTTAATTTCCTCAAGCACTCTATCCATTTCTTCGTCACCCATGCCTTTAATGCCATCATAATCAATTTCAACACCACCTGGTAAAGAGAATTTAAAGACTCCTAATTTAGCACCAACGGCTTGTTTTACTTTAGCTGCAACATATCTAAAAAATATTTCATCATTATATAATGCACAGTTTTCAATACTTTCATAACACTCAATTATTACATCACCTTTAGGAGTATCTCCCATAAATTTAAGCTGACCTGTTAGTTGTGAATAGTGAAAACTCAAAGGGTTTTCTAGGATTTGACGAGCCATATCAAAATAACTTTGGTTAATTACATAATATTGAAGTTCTTCTGCAGATTCAGCTGCTCCTGTTCCTGCAAATGAATTACTAAAAAACATTTTTTCAATATTAAAATCAGCACCGCCTGCAAATCTTAAATCTAATCCACTTCCACCTGTATTCCAACCAGATGCAAGGTCATACACTCCATATATTGAAAAGACTTCACCAGCACCTGATGTTGCATTTTCCTTTGGAAAGTTTAAAGTTCTAGTTGTCTTAAAACTTTGACTACTAAAAACTCCATTAGGTACATGAAAATAGTTTTCTCTAAGACTATATTCATAATTTTTCCGGAACCATTTTACTGCTCTTTTTATAATGTTTATTATTTCAGCTTGTGGCAAATTAAGAGGTACCATACATGCTCCTGTTATTTCTGAACCAATTTCATTTAAGAATTCAGTTAAACAATCAGTCCCATAATCTCTACCTTGACTTAAATCTATATTATCGCCGCTTCTAATATCACTCATTTTTAATTAATTTTTTTACTAGTTATTATTTCAGTACCGTCAAATTCAGCTTCTTTACCTATTTGACCGTGTCTAAATATTCCACCAATCATTTTACCTTTAAATACAGAATCCCACTGAAACACATAACTATTTTTAACTTCACATGTTTGATTAACATAACATGATTCTACTTTACTACCTTCAACAGACGTGCCTTGGTATAAATTACATCTTAATAGAGTAGCATTACTAATTTGACTTCTAAAAATATCACAAAAACTTATAGAACCCGCGATTTCACAGTCTACAAAATCATAATTACTTAAATCAAAACAAAATGGCAATTTACCTCCACTTACTTGCACTCTACTAATATCACTATCATAATTAATATCTCCTTTTTCTAATCCGCCATGGCTAATTAATTGTACAACTTCCATCAATATCTTAGGCCAATACATGTCAATTATTTTTTCATTATCTTTTAAATCTACGTATAAATTAATATCAGGATAATAATCTTTTAACTTTCTCCAATCTTTTAATATCTCAGTAAATTTATAGTTTTTATTAAGAATTTTTTTAAGTTCAATATAATTTAAATCAGTATATTTAGTTTGATTAGCAATTGACCAAAGTTGCAGTAAAAACCGGTCTAATAGGTATAAAATATTAGTAGTTTTATTTTCATAATCTTTACCACCGATGTATCTAAATTCTAAATAACCTTGTTGTAATTTTTCAAAATTAACTCCATAATATTTTTCAGTTGCAAAATGAAAAACATGTGAATTAATGTTTTGTCCTTCAAAGTAATTATAATCAATTTTAGGAGTTATCCATTTCACAGACTTAGCATATACACTATCTTTTCTATTTGGAAATAATTTGTAAACTTCATTTTCATTAAATCCTAAAATAAATTTAAGAGTGTCCATTTTAGATATTAAACTAGGTTTATTAGTTTTTTTAGGATCAAAGCTTAAATTTAGGTGAATTGAACTTTTTTCAGTAGTGTAGCCGTTTTCTTGAATCCAGCCAAGTGTTTTAAGTATTATATTTCTTGCAACAGAATATGGGGTTGGACCTGTAACAAGTTCCATTAGACCTTTACCTCCACTCATATCTGGCTCAATTTTAAATTCTTTATCAGTTGGTACAAAGTCACTATGTGCTTTATCCTCTAGTCTAATCTTTTTACCTAATAATTGAGCAAGCTCCTTTTGAGTATTTTCAAGACTCTTATCGGAATAAAATTCAAACTCTATTCCGACAAGAGAATCTTGTAAAATATATTCTTTACTTTTATGTTTTGTAATTTGATACGTTAGCATGCAATATAAAATAAATTATTTATTTATATATCACATTTATTTATTACCTAAATTATTCCTTAGGTAATTTTAAGAATATCTTCTTAGTATCTTCTTCTATTTTAGTAATTAAAACGTTGATAGTTTGTTTTGGCCGGTATTTTTTAATATTGTCTTCTCCAATTTCACTAACATGTAATAGTCCAACAATGCCTTCTTCTAACTCCACGAATAAACCATAATCTTTACAAGTTTTTACAGTAGCCTCAACCTCAGAAGGTACTTTAAATTTCTTATTAATTTCTAACCATGGATTTAATTCGACATCGTCTCTTTGAGTCAAGGTTATTTTAGTATCAGATACAATATCTTTTACTTTAAACTTAATCTCTTCACCCGGTTCTATTTCTCTATTTTTATGTCTAGCCAATGTATCTCCATCTAAATCATTAACATGAATCATACCAGTTAAACATTGTGAGAATTCACAGAAAACTCCATATTTAGCAGAACCTGTAACACTTCCAGTAATATATTCACCTGCCGTTTCTTTTAATTTTTCAATAGCATCTGGAATTAATGTTTTAAGATATGCTCTATGAGATACAACCATTATTTTTCTTTCTTTAGAAAAACTAACAGGTACAACATAGATTTCTTGTCCTACTATGCTTTCAAAATCATGTAATTTATTAATGCCTGCAAGACTACCTGGCATAAAACACTCTATACCCTTAACATTAACCATATAACCAGCAGCAGATAGCATTCTAGTAACTGTACCGACCCATGCAGTATCTTGTTCTTCAATAGCACCTAACATTTCTTGGAAAGTAGCCTGTTTAGTTCCTTCACTAACACTGCCCATTATAGGTTGTCTATCATCTTCCATCAATGATGTAATAATAACACTAACCTCATCTCCAGTTTGCATGCCTTTGAATTCATCATCCTCTTTTTCTAAATTAACATAAACAAGCTGTCTGTAGCCAATGTCAATACTTGCAGTCATGTCTGTAACTGCAAAAACTTTACCATTATAAGCAGATCCATATTTAATATGAGTAATAATGTCATTTTCTTCAATGTGACCTATAAGCTTATTATACATTTCTTGAGCATATGGCTCTCTACTATATACTTTATGCTTATCGTTTACTACTTTTATGTGTGGGTTTGGGGTTCTTAAAATTTTTGGACACGTTGATTCATATCCATCCCAGTCGAAATTGCCATCTTTATCAAAAAAGTCAGCATTCTGTTTTTCTATCATTTTTATTTTTTTAAAGTGTTAGTAAATTATATATCATAATATTATTATAATATATCGTAAATTAAATTATTTCAGTTTTAATCTCCAATGTAGTAGTCAAAGGATCAGAAGTTTGGACTCCACTTAAGGTGATAGGTGTTGTATTATTTTGAGCAGCTGCGGTGCCTACAACATTTATTTCTCCTATAGGAATAGTCAAATCAAACTCTAAATCTAAAATTTGATTATTAATAGTAACAGCTAAATTAGGAATTACATCTTTGTTTAACCAATCTACTATATTTTTTGAAATTTCTTTAGACATTTCTTTTGAAAACTGTCTCCACATTTTCTTTTTAATTTTATCTTGGTCTTCTCCGGGCGCAGGTCTATTTGCATTCATCCACTCTTCTAATTCCTTTTGAGCATTATAAATTCCACCTGGAGGAGTTACTAATTCCTCACCTTTATAATCAGATGTTAAAAAATCATCAAGTCTTACATTATTTAAATCACCTCCTTCTAACCTTAGTTTTAGGTTTTCTTCTTGTTCTTTTACATCTGCTCTTAATAAACCTTCAAATATTAAAGTATCTTTACTTGCCATTTTTATTCCGTTTTAGTTATTTTACTTAATTCTGTTCCTGTTAATGGTACCATAGGAGGAGTTGTAGGTAGTCCTAAATTTCCAGTGTGAGTATGTGTGTTAAATAAAGCTTGAAAAGTATTTCCTTTAATTACTTGTTCAAGTGCAAGTTCACCAAGCTCAACTGCTGGGCTATTAACATGTACCTTTTTACCTTTGACCTCAACGTCTCCATCTGTAAACACTTCAACCTTACCTTCTTGATCAGTATGAATGTGTATTTCACCCGTTTGTTTTACATTTATAAAAGGCTCTGTTTTAATTCCATCACCCATTGAAACTATTAAACCTTCATTTGGTTCATAATAGATTCTAAATTTATTATCAACATCATATACAATTGATTGTGCTTTAACAGCTTCCTCAGCTCCTAGCGCTTCTAATATTTCTGTTTTAAATGTATTTCTATCTTTGCTGTTAATTGTATAAGTATATTCAGGATGGTAAATATCTCCATTATCAAAGTTAACAGAAACAATATCTCCTAATTTTGGAGTAGAATAACTACCTATCATATTACTATTAGAAGATGTTGCCCATGGAATTGATTCAGTTGGTATTTTATCAAACTTACCATATACCATCACTCGACATCTACCTTCAATTAAAGGATCAGCTGTATCAACAACCTTTCCCAACCAATGAGTATCCCTTAAATTATCTTTATATAATTCTTCAGCCTTCATATATTATATATTCTGTTAATCTTCTGACCAATTTCTTAGAGTTTCTTCGATTTCTACTCTATAGTTTAAATAAAATTGAATATCTTCTGGTGAATCCATTACCTTTCCACACACTATGTTTCTTGCAAATTCTAAAATTCTTAATTGAGTTTTATTACCACGTTTACTCATAAACATTGCTATTTTCTAATGGACTTTCAGGTGGAGCATCATCATAAATTCTAGTACTATTCAATGTGCCTTCTTCCGGAGCATCATCATAAATTCTAGTAGATTCTAATGGCACTTCCGGGCTTGCGATTGGCATTGTATTAGTACTTGTTAATGGCTGTTCTTCTGGAGTATCTTCGTAAATTTTAGTAGATTCTAATGCAACTTCGTCAGCTGGAAGTACAGGGTGAACATTGTCACCTATAGGTCTTCCAACGTTTTCGGGCTCTCCTTTTGGATCTTCTCCTTTTACTAAAGGTACTATAGCATTTATAGAACCTGAATTAAAAACATCTTGTATTTTAGAAAGAGCATTAGCACCGTATACGTTTCCTAATAATAGTTTATTTTTAAAGTCTTCAAGTTTTCCTTTAGCAAATGCAGTTCCTTTAGTAACTAATTGATTTACAGCATCATTTGCTAAATCATTTAATATGTCATTATTAAATGGACTAAGAGGATCAGGATCTACATGATTAAAACCTGTTAAATATTCAAATTCATGAACTTTACTTGTATGAAATTTAAATTTTAATTTGTGTTGCACAGGGCTTCCTAATTCAGCATTACTTATCTCACTAAACATATCCATTCCATTATTATAACTAAACTTACATTTTCCTAATTTAGTTATAAATCTAGGTCCTAATCCCTTTGACTTCCAATCAAGTTGGTCAGAATTAAGTCTGTCTTGTATTTTGCCTAAAACACCATCCTTGTTATCTTCTATTAATTTTTTTCTGTCTGCTGCGTCTCCAGCTTTAAACGCTGCTAAGGAACTTGCAGCTCCTTTTGCCTTTTCAATACCTGCCATTGCTCTTTCTACAGCACTTCCACTTCCAATAAATGGCACAAAATTTCTTATTTCTTGCACATGTACGTAAACATTAAAATAACATAAATTATCTGGTAAAACTTGTACATACCTTTCAGTGTCTAATACAATTGATTGATACATATTAAAAATACCAGCCATTGTAAAGTCTAAAGTTTCTAAACAACCTATTTCAATTTCTGCGCCTTCTTTAAATACTAGAGCGTCATCCATTTTACCATAGTCATATGCTGCATTTAAACCAGTAATTGATTGCCAAAACCATGGCATTTCTTGATTTATTCTCTTTAAATACTTTTTAAATTTTTCAAGTTGATCTGCTCTATTGTTATCTCCTATAACATTTCTTAAAAAATTAGTTGCATCACCATTAAACAAAGGTGATTTTGGGCTATACCAATCGAACATTAAAAAGAAACTAAGAAATGTAGGATCACCATAAGGATGAGCACTTCTACCTTTAGCTTTTGCAAATTTGTTTTTATTTCCTAATAGACCCATTTCTTATAAATTATTTGCTCTTGTTGGCCATTCCCTCCTTAAAAGAGTTAATCGCTGAGTTAAGGCTTGATCGCCGTCTGAGTATATATATTCTATTCCGCCGATAACATAATGACCAGATGTAAAATCATCTTGTCTTACTGGAGCTTCTGTAGCCTCAACTTCTTCAGTTTTACTAGGAAAAGCTTTATCATCTGTTTTTACACCTTTATCTTTTAAACCTGTTTGGGTTTTGGTAGCAGCTGCAGATTGTATCTCATCATAAGTGTACATCATTACTGGTATTTTTTGACATACATATAAGCTTGGGTTAAAAGAATCTAATTCTACGACTAGTTTTATTTTTTCAAGTTCCTGTAAATTTTGCCAATTATTTAATATAGAATACTTATGATTAAGGTGTACATTTCCTTCTAAAGAATAATCTTGCATTCTACCTACCCATTTATATTTAGAATGATTATCATATTCTGTCTCACCTCTCCTACCTTTTAAAGGTTCTTCAACGTCTCTAATATTTTTACTAGTATACGCCTCAACATCAAACTCAACTAAACGCTCAGTATCCCATGCAGTAGGTTCACTATCTTCTAATTCATCCCACATTTGAAGTACTCTTCTATAACCATTCAATAATGATATTTTACTTGAATTATTTTTTAATGCAAATTGAGATATTTTAACATTGCTTTTATCAAATTGCGTGTTATTAGTTAACATTAATTTATTCTCTATATTGTCTGTATTATCTTCTACTCCTGCCTCTTGACTAAAACTTTTTGCTAAAGAAGCAAAATTACTTTGCATGCTCTCAAGACTTACATTTTCAGAATTAAAAATTCTATTCATCTCTACAAAGTTTAAATTGTAGTATTGATCAATGTAAAATGTTTGAAAACTTTCTTCATCTATATAAGAGGAATTAACAGTTTCTTTAATATAATCTAATGTAGTTGTATAAGCCTGTAGCCTATTTTGAGTATCATCTGTAGAGTCAATGTTTGATGCTAAACCTAGTTCTAAATTAGTAGCAATTTCTTCTAAGTGACCTAAACTTGTGTTTTCAGTATATGCAACACAATCTTCACTAAATAAACCTGGTACTTTACATGTGCCCTGAAAACTATATTGTTTAAGACTATTTGGTAAACCTTTAGGAGGTGAAGATATTGATGTAATATTAAAATCCATGTGAATACTTTTAAAAGTATCTGTGTTTTTAGAATTAATATAAACTGTAATTACATCTCCGTCTCTAGGAAATTGATCAATGTCAAATGTTCCACCTGTATCAATAACAGTAACATTAACGGTTGGATATTTTTTAGTAATTCCAGTATTAAGTTTAAAAGATATTAAATCTCCTTCTTCAAATAAGTAATTATTAATTGTTATTCTAGGTAAATCTGTACCAAATGACTTAGAAGTTTTATCACCTTCGCCGGATTCAGTTCCTCCCTTTAACTCAACATCAGTTGGTCTAATTTTAGGCTCTATTAGTGATAGTATATTATTATTTAACTCCATTATATTATTTATCTAAATTATTTAGATTCGTATTTAGAAAAAGTAACAGTTTGAGTAGTTTCAGAAGAGCCATCTGGTTTTACAATAGTTTTTGTGACAGTTTTTGTAACTTTATCACCTTCAATTTGTTCAGATTGAGTTACTGATTGGTTTCCTACCTTGTTACCGTCATCGTCTAATGCATCTGACGTATTGGCTGTGAAATTAGAAGAAGTATTTCCTCGGTTTCCTATTTCTTTTCCATCAAATGTAGTAGCTAACTTAGACGCCTTTTTAGAAATATTAGAAGATTTAATTCCACTATTTTCTAATTTTGCAATTTCAGCATCTGTTAATTCTTCATTAGCACCGCTTTTAATTTTTTTAGAAATTGAATCAGCTTCAGACTCATTAACTGAAACTTTCTTGGCTTTCTTCTTAGGTGCAGAAAATGAAGATTCTGGAGTAGATACACCCATTCCCATCTTAATGACATCTTCACCTTCTTCTTTCCTTAATTCAAAGTTTTTAAATCCAGACTTTAACATATTAGGTGGGAGTACTTCTTTAAGATTATATTTCTTTTTAAGAAAATCAATTCTTCTTTTATCTTTTTTAGTTAATTTCTTACCATCTATAAATTCTTGTCTAACTATATTACTTATTGCAATGCTAGGCCTTTCTAATTTTTTAATAACAGCATCATCTATTGGCATTTTTAAAACATCACCTTCGTTAATTGAAAACGGATCAGATATTCCATTAAATTTTAAAATACTTTCTAAATCAACAGCACTTCCATAATATTCCTCAGCTATTAAATCAATTCTACCAGCATCTGTATTTTTGACAACATATTCACTAAATGGAACCTCATCATCTTTAAATATAAATGTAGGTTGAGCTAAAATAAGTTTTCCACCCTCTATTAATTTATCTAATATTGTTTTAAAATTCATTATCCGTTTGCAGTTTTTGCGGCCTTCTTAATAAATGCCTCTTTACTTCTTCCTTTAAATTCTTTATTACCATAAGCACTAACATCATATGTATCATTACTAGGGTCTAATACTCCTTGTTCTGGTAAATATAATCTACCTTTACCAGCATTAAACATTGATTCAATATCTGCTTTATCTCTTGGCCTATTAGGTTGCAATTCAATTACAACTTTTAGTTTAGTAGGAAAGTCTTCATAACCTAATGGTCCATCAAATTGAAAATCAGCTTTCTTACATCCTAAATTTCCAATTACAGCAATTGGATTTAATGGATTTCCAACCGTTAAATGCCATTGACCTGTAGATTCTCCTGTTAAGAATGCAGCTGCAACTTGTCCACCTTGTGGTCCACCAAATAAATCCATCAATCCTCCACCGATTACGTTATTTAATATTTTACTATCTCCACTGAGTGCACCTTTAAGATCTTCTGCAACATTTTTTATAGTTCCTCCTATATCTTTCATTACACTTCCCATAAAACCTTTAATATCTCCCTTTTTTAATTTTTCAAGATCACCTAATGAATTACCAACAACTCCACCTCCTGTGTATCTAATTGCTCCTCCCCAAAAAGGAGCATTGTTATATGTCAATACTAATAAATTAGCTAAAACATCTAAAAAAGCCATTTTAGGAGAAGTATTTGGAATTCCTTTTAAATCATAATTAAATGTCAAACTAAAACTTTGATCAAAGGTTAAACCACTATCTCTAACTTGCATACTTTTTATAACGTTAAGTGGAGCGAATGTGTGATTAGGATATGTTTGTTTTAAAGGATCCCAGCCACCTCCTTGTTGCTTTCTTCTATGAGTAGTTGCTGCACTCTCTCCTGCTAAACCACCTTGTGCATTTTGAGAATATGGAATACTATCAATCATTCCTCCAACCATGCCTCTATCTCTAGGTTTACTTTCAATAGTTTGAAGCTCAGCTTCGGTTTCTTTCCATTTAAAACCAACTCCAAATTTTAATATCTCATTTAAACTATTTCCAATAGTTGGACTCATCCACGTTACGGCCTGTGCAAGAGCAGGTTGAATATTATCAACAACCTTTTTTTCTTGCATGCTATATTTTTTAGGATCTAATATATTATCTTCAACTGGGAATGGAAACCTTCTTAAAGTTAACATATGATTATTTGTAACTTTACCATAATGTTCACAAAATATAAAGTCTTTTTGAAAATATCTAAAACTAGCAGATCCTTTAGTAAAAGTTCTTTGAATAATGTTATTTGCAGTAGGGTTTATTGCTAAACCAGAATCTCCTGCACCTGATCCAACCATTGCTTTATTATAATCTGGATTTTCTCCTTGCCCTTTATATTTTAATAAAGTCCAATTATTAACTCTACTAGTAGGTGCATCTGACTCTGCGTCTGATTCTACTCCTTTTTTAACAGAATATGTAGTAGGCTGTTTAAAGTTTGATTTAGGATAAAGTCCTTCCTCTTTAACGAGTGCGGGGTCAAAATCTGGATTTGAAGCTTTAAATAATGCCTTTTGTACTTCTTCAGGAGTTGGATTATTTTTAGCACCTTCTATTATACCACTATATGCCTTAGATGTTAAGCCATCTACAAGATTAGTATACATGACTTCCCCAGCATCTGTTATTTCATCGAATACAAAATCTGCAGCGCTTAGGCCTTCTTCCAAAATATGGGTAAATGTGCTCATTAAAAAGTATTATTTTTATTTATATATCACTTAAAGTTTAGACGTGTTTGTCTAAATCTCTAATATCAGTGGATGCAAGAAAATCATTCCACCATTTATCTGATTGAGGTGATCGTTCTCCAAAGAACTTTTTAAGTGCTCTCTTAAACATATCTTTAGTATGATAATAAAATCTACCATATCTGTATTCTTTCCTTCTAGTCATCTCGTATAGCTCTCTCAGATTCTTTTGTATCATAAATGTTTGTATCTTATTAAAGAAGCCAACCTGTTCTTTTCTTGTTCTACAGCAATAAACGCTATCAACTACAATTAAGTAGCCTTCCCAATTATCACCATTAAAAACTTTTTGTACAAACTCATCGGTTGTTTTATAACTTGTTCTTGTAAATTTCCATCTACTATCTTTACCATCAAAGTTTCGGATAGTTCGGCCTTTAAATAAATATCGCTTTAAGAACGCAATATCATCATACATTTTATCTACTTTAATTTGATATTGAGGATTGTACTCATCAAATTTAGTATCGTAAATCATGCCTCTAACTGGAAATAAAATATTTGGATTTGTTGTTGAATGTATTAGAGCATGGATTCTTTCACCTTTTGAAAATATCTTATGTCTTATCATTGTCTACAATTCTAACGTTATCGAATTTACTCAATACTTTAGGATCTAATTTATCTTCTCTATTAATAACTACTAATTCAAACTCTACTCCATCAGCTATTTCATTAATAAAGTTTTTAAAATTTAGTACATTTTCTTGATTTAAGTTTTTAAGAAGATATGTAACCTTTGCAGTTTGATCTTCTTCAACTTCTTCTTCTACTCTCCTATTTTTATTAACAAGATTTCGTATTAATTTTTGTATATGTAAAGCAACTAAAGTTTCAGATGGAGTATTTCCATAAGGATCACTCTTAGAAAGTCTATCTCCAATTTCATTATAAGAAATTATTTGGTTTTTAAACTTGTCATATTCTTCTGACTTTTTAGTTTCTCTTGCAAATCTATTAAAATCAGTTTTAGTTTTACACCATATACATTCTACCTTAAGATTCATATTTTTTAAGTTCTTTTTTATACTTCTCCACAAGTCTACCTGCTGCCATAATACTCGTCTCTAATTCCTTTTTAGTCATTAGTGACATGTCTTTTGACTTCTTGTGAAGATTTATATTAAGTCTTTTCTGAGCATCTTTATTACCTATACTTAACCCAATATCTAAACAAAGATCTTTTAAAAATTTAATTCTATTTTCATAATCAGGATCTCCATCAAAGACATAAAGAGTTTTAGTGACATTAACTTCACCATTTCCATTGTAGTTGTCATCTTCTATAATTTTGACTACACCATTGTCTCCTATGTCTAATACTACTGTAACCATTACTTAGTTCTCTTAGCTTTTAAAGCTTCTGCTTCTTTAGTTAATCTTTTAGCATCTTTTTTATCTTGTTGATAATTCTCTTTATCTTTAACTGCCTTAAGCATCCAAGCCTCTGCTAATTTTTCAATTTCTTTACCTTCCCATCCCGTAACTTCGAGAGTCTTTTTATATTCAGCAAGCTTATGTTCCATATCCTCATGATATTGCCTTTCATTAGCTTCAACCATTGCTCTATGTTTTTCTTTACCTTCTCTACTAAGCTGTTCTGTAATTTGATTTCTTACTGGATCATTAAATTGTCTAGAGCTCTTGTTTTTAAGAATTCCCATAGACTTATATGCATTTCTTCTTTGTTGCCTATTCATAGTATTGATTTTGAATAAAAGTTTCTACTTCTTTGTTTAATTGTTGTTCTAGATTATTTATCTGTTTTTTTACAAGCTCCACTAGGCCTTCTTTTAATTCTTCTTCTTCCATGTCCATTTGTAAAGCTTTAAAAATAGTCTTTCCAGGTATATTAACACCTACACTAATATCAAAATTAGTTTTATTCTTTTTACTAAGTTTTTCTAAAATACCAACTACTATACTATCTTCTGGATCTTTAATATTACTGTCCACCTTTTTAGTTTCTGTAATTATTTCTATTGGTTTTTTAGGTTTATTTTCATGCACCATAACACCCGGTCCTCTTTCTGTACCCGCTTGTGCAACTCCAGCAACTGGACTTAATATTTTTGCAATACCTTCTGCATCTTCCATAGACGTTGTTTGACTTAAAAATTCACCTACTAATTTTGGATTAATTCTACTTCCGTCTGTGAAGTATAACCATCCATCCTTAGTTTCTTTCTCAACTACTATTTTACCTATTCTTTCAGATTTTTGCCATACATAAATATTGGCAGTCTTTTCTTCTGACATATTCTTATTTTTAATATTATACTCCCTTTTACGAAAAAGTTTACGTAACAACGACATGTGTGTTTAAATTTAACGACCTATTGTTTTATAGGTTTCTTTTTATTGTAATGTTTGTATAGTATTTCATTAATGATTTTAGTACTTTCAGCTGAACCCTGTAGAGTGTCATATTTTTTATATCTTTTAAAAATAGTAACTTCTCCTTGTTCTGCTATCATTTTTCTTAATACATCTGGTTCTGGTAGGATTGTTCTTATATACGTCATTTTATTGTCTTAATTCTTTGTTTAAAATTATCTGGAAAGTATTCTAGTTTATTTATCAGATTTCCAAAGCAGGCATCTAAGATATATGTAACTGCCCAATCTTCTTTGTTTCTAATACTTCTACCTGCACCTTGTTGGATTGTTATTCCAGTTTTCCAATCATACCAACCTGGTGATTTCTTTATTTTAGCACTTGTTAATGGATCTCCTAATGAAGGATAGGGTACTTTAAAAAATATTTGAAACCTACAAGTGTCATCTTTAAAATCTAAACCTTCAAGAATTGATGGACCCATAATAACTCCATTCATTGTATTCTTAAATTTAACCAATGCTTCTTTCTTTTCGCTACTCTTATTATACTCAATAATCCTTCTAATGTTCGAGGTGTGTCCTTTAATATATTGACTAAATTCATAACTTCCTGTGTGAATAAGTCCTCTGTGCCCTTTATGTTTCTCTAAAATTTGATCTAACATCTTAATAGCTTCCGGTAAACTTTTATGTTTATGTTGCATTGACATCTTCCATCTATCAACAAATACAATTGGAGACTTCTCATATGTAAATCCATTAGATAGTCTGATAAATTTAGCATTGTCTATTCCCATTACTTTCATATAAGTTTTAGGTTCTCCGATAGTTGCTGACATAAATACTTTAAAGCCTGCTCTTTTGTGTAAATGCTTTTTAATTAGATGTGCCTCACTCAAACACATTAATTTAATTTCACCATCATGTAGGTTTTGATTAAAAACCATAGACTCAATGCCTGTAGTTTCTATAATTTCTAAATAGTCTTCAATTTTACAATGAGTATCTTTAAGCCCGTCAAGCTGTGAAAATGCCCGTTGCCATTTCTTTGGAAGACTTGAATTTACATCAATTCCAAACTTTTGTTTTGCTCGCTGATTTAATTCTGCTCTACCTTTTAAAATGCTCCATAAAAACCCCTTTACTTTTGCTAGTTTAATGAGAAGTTTTTCCTTATTTTCTTCTATTAGAATTTCATCCATTAGATCTCCTATAAAACTTTTAGAAACTGCTGGGACTCTAACTCCTTCAGCCATCATGAAGTCAATCAAAGCGCCCGTTTTAAATAGGGAAAATTTTTTCAAAGAAGGAGAAAAATGTTGTTGAACAATTTCATCTATCTTGTGCGCCTCATCAAAGAAAACAAAGTCCCGTTTCTTAAAAGGAAAAAAATTATCATATGACTCTAGTATTTCATCATATCGTTCCGAGGACATATCATTAATAAGGGTATTATGTCCTTCTTTCTCCATTTGTCTTACAGCCATTCTATAATTAACATAATTTTGTTGTATTAACCAGAAACTATAATTTACAAGGGTAACTGGCGCATCGATCGCCTTTTTACGAGTGTTTAAATAGTCGCACATTCTGGCGCATTGTAGTCTTTCGGCTTGGCCATAAGAGTAGCCTCTCATCTTACATTCACCTAGGCTAAACGGCAGGCCATTCACTTCACAGTTGTAGTTGTCAATGCCTTGAATTGAGGGCCATCCTGTATTATACTGTGAGAAGTCATATTCGTATTGTTCTTGTAGTGTTTTATCCGATGTTACTATGTAGCCTTGATTGCCAAGTTCTTTAAGGATGTATGAGGACCACATTGCAATAATTGATTTACCAGTACCTGTTGGAGCATCTATAACAATTGTAGACTCAGGGTCTTCTATATATTGATTAACGATTGCTGTGATTGTTTCACGTTGATATTGTCTAAACTTAAAGTCTTTACCAAAAGTTTTTTCTTGTAAGGCTTGTTCTATAATCTTATTTACTTGATCCATTCATGTGTATTGGTTCTATTCTTATTACTTCTATATTGGCTTGTTCTAATAGTTCTATACCTGACATATCCCTATATGTTTCTGAATAATATACTCTTGATATACCAGATTGAATAATTATTTTTGAACAACTAAAACAGGGGGCTGTTGTAGTGTAGAGTTCCGCCCCGCCACTCCCCATCGTAGATTGGGCAACTTTAGTAATAGCATTAGATTCTGCATGTAACACTTCAGGTTTAGTAGTGTTATCTAATTCACAAGTGTTATTAAATCCTCTTGGCGTTCCATTATAGCCAAAACTTATTACTTGTTCATTCTTAACGAGAATACATCCAACTTGCCTTCTTTCAGCATAGCTTAATTTAGCAAATTGATAAGCAACTTGCATATATGTATATTCTATTGGTGTCTTTGGCATGTCTGTTTAGTTTGTATTAAAAAAGCCATCTTTATTATTATATAGATGGCTTGATTAAAGTTTTTAAATTGTTAATAAATTTATTAAGAATTAAGTTGTTGAGTCCCGCCTTCAACTTTAAGTCCTAATAAGAATTCTCTAATGGCAATACCGTAAGCAATGCCAGCGTAGAATTTATCTCCTTGGAATAGTAATAGGGTTGCTATTCCTCCTGCAATTGCGGCTTTAAACCAAGACGCATTAACGATTTCTTTTATCTTATTCATTAAGCTTCTGTTTTAGTAATGATTGAATTTTCTGGACCTTGAACTGGTTCGTTCTCAGATTCAGGTCTTTCATTCTCAGAAGTACCATATGCTTCACATGCTTCGTTACATTTTTTAGCATAAGCTTCTTTTATAGAATTACATGCAGCTTCATATTGTTCTTTTGTACAATCTTCTTTTTCATACATTTCTTGAATAACATTACATGCAGTTTCAGCAGCAAGTGTAGCCATTTCAGTCATGTATGTGTCTTTTGTATGTTCTGCATAATCATCAGCTTCATATGCCATTGCTTCATTTTTACAAGCTTCTTTAATATTCTTGTACATTTCAGCAACTGTTGTCGTATGTGTTTCTTCTTCTTCATTTACTTGAACAGATTCAGCAGCTGAGTGAGTGTGTGTGTGAACTGGCTCTTCTTCTGTTTCTTCAGTATCAGTAGTTTCTTCTTCTGTTTCTTCAGAGTCAGTTGTTTCTTCAGAGTCAGTGTCTGTTGTTTCAGTATCTGTAACAGTAGTATCAGTATCTACAGTGGCAGTATCTGTTGTTGGAGCTTCAGCAGTGGCAGTATCTGTACCTCTTGTTGAAAACTCTTCGAATGATAATATTTGATTAGTATTCATTTTAAAGTATTTTTTTGTTATTAGTTATATATCATTATAATATATTAATATTTTTGAAAATAAAAAAGGCAGCCTAGGCCACCTTTTTTGTTTAAATATTTAAATATATCTAGAACATTGTTTGTTTGTACTTCTTTTCAATACTTCTATCATCATATAGATATATTAAAACTTGATTGTTAACCTCATCAGGATTTACAATTTGTCCCATTAAATTATACACTGCAACTAATTTTTTATTAGTATTAGTATAATCTTCAATTCCAGTAGTATTGCCATTTGGATTCCCAGTACTAGGTGGAGTAACTACTGTAGTATTAAATGAAGGTATTTGATTCATATGCCAAGTAATTGGACTATTAGTTCTACTCATTGTAAATGGAATAACACATGTATCTCCATCTCTTAAAAAAGAAAATAAAAATACTCCATATTTTTTTCTATGATTAGTATTATGGTAAAGAAAATGTATAAAAGGCACAGAATCCCCACTCTCCCAGCTCATATTAGTACTATCTAACCATGTTTTAAAATTATAATTAGCAGTATCTAATTGTGCGAATACACTATCAGGAAATGCTTTCCATCTAAATGAAGTAGCCCCCGACATGTTAACACTATCTAGATTTGAATATAATCTAAAAGAGTTTGTCCCAAATTGGGTGTAAGTTATGTTTAGTGCATTACAAATATCCTGTGCAGTTGTTGATAGTGTAAATAATGTAAATATTGTTATTGCTATTTTTTTCATGTTTTTTTAAGTTTTAATTATAATACTAATATAACTATAATCTTTGACCCGTGAAAACTTTTTAACACTTTTTTTCAAAAGTTATTAACAATTTTAATTAAACAACCATGGTTTGACCAGTATTAGTCTCATAAAATTTTTTATGGGCTAAATCTTCTAAGTATTTAATTAATGCAAGTTCTTTAGCCTTAGCTTCTAATTCCACGTCTACATCATAACCAAATGTTGGAATAGTTTCATAAATATAATCAGCATGTGCTCTATTCATAACTGAACTATCTTCATGTATTTGTTTACATGAACTGTAGTGTGTACATTGTTTAGTTCCTACTGGCCATGTTGATCTTGCAAGTTCAAATGCTTCTTTGACTGGCATTGGATCTTCATAACACCAATGATGGTGATAATCAAACATAACTGGACATCCAATCACATCTGAAATTCCTTCTTTCAAATCTTTTACACTGTATTGTGCTTTCTTGTCATCATTTTCTACAACAAGTCTACATCTTACGCTTTCATCTAGTGTTTTAAATATTTTACAGAACCTTTCCATACTTTCTTTCTTGCCACCCATTGTTGTATTGACATGTATATTGATAGGTGCGTTAGGATTTCTTGGGAGACCCATGAGGTCCATGATTTCGCCATGTTGATTTAATTCATGTATCGCAGAAGATACTACCCTAGGAGTCATGCTAGCCAATACACAAAAATGACCAGGATGGAATGTAAGTCTTTGACCACCTTCAATAGCCATGTGACCTGCGCCTTGTAATAATACTTTAATTCTATTATATGTAGGAAGATCTTTTAAATCATATTCAGTGGACCATGGAAACATACTTGAAGACATACGATAAAGTTTAATGCCATTTTCATTATTCCATTTAATAATCTTACACATATCACTTACATTTAAGAGTGCAAGTTGACCTGCATATTCAATACCTCTTTCAGTAAAGGTTTTTTTAATCATTTTTCTGCCGACTTTAATATCTTGTTCGGCAAGTGTTTTGTTGATACAACAATATCCGTAATTTGTCATTTTGTATATTCGTTAAAAATTTGAATTATCACATAAACAATACATATTGGCCATAATAAAGTAACTACTACCTTTGTAAAGTTATCCCATTTTTCATTACTCATGTTAGTGTCTATTAATTTAGTGTCAATGTTACTCCTACCAATCCAATCATACATTAAATCTACTAATAAGTTAATTAAGATTCCGATTAGTAAATATATTGAGATTGCTTGTAACATTTAATTTTATATGAAATTATTGCAAATTGTTTATTTCTTTAAAGAATTCAATACTTTCAAACTCTTTTAATAAATATGGCATCCTTTTAGATTCGATCCATTTTTTACGACTATGTTTCCAGCGATTCATCCAATCAATCGCAATTTCTAATTGGTGCCCTGTTTTACAACTTTGAATTACTCTTCTTACGAACTGTAACTCATTTAAAAGGTCATTAAGAATTACTTTCTCCTTCAATCGTTCTCTCATTACAGAATTTTTCCAGTTTTTCTTTTCTAATATCTAATTGCTTAATAACATGATGTAAAGTAGAATCCATTGATTTGAGTTTTTTCATTTCCAATCCCTTTGGATTTCTATCGAGATGATCTTTTAATCTACGTTGTGCTTCTTCTAAAGAACAGTTTTTTCTAAATCTTACTTCAAGATTCTTTACATATTTCTTTTTATCTTCTTTTAGTTCATTTACTCTAATTTCCATTTCATCAATGTGTCTAGTTTCATGACTAACGTAATTTAAATCTATTGGATGCATATTAATTTATTTTTTTACTGTATTATATTTATTAATTTTATATTTATGTTGCCAAGTATCTATAAATGAACTGCCAACTCCAACCTCATCCATTACATAGCTATTATCTAATAAAGGTTTTCTTTTTTCTTCTAAGACATCATCTACTTTAACGTCTTTAAAAATTGTCATATATCTTTTTGCTGATCTATCGCTTTTTCTCCAAACGACTACGACGTCGGGTTTTGTTTCTCTCATATTTTCCAAAATAATTGTATTAATAATATACAAAGTGCTAACATTAAACAAATTGTTGTCTTTAAATTCATTCCTTCTCCCATGATAAAATATGTAAATATTGAATAAGTTACCATACCTATTGAAAATCCTATAAATCTTCCTGGCCAAATTTGCCCATCGTAATGTGCTGCTATATAACCAGTTCCTTTAATAAACATATATGCAATACCACTTCCTAGTAAGGCAATAAGCCAAGTATTTTTCTTAAAGAATGGCCATATAAATTGACCATTTGATTGAAACCAAACAAGTGACTGTGATAAAGTATAAAGCCCTATGCCTATTAATAAGTTTTTCAAAACAAACTCGAGGTTGAGGTTAGCATGTGACTTATAAAACTCATTCTATGATGTTCAGTTGCTCCATCCTGTTTAATTGCATTTCGATGTGCACTTGTTCCATAACCTTTATTGGAATTCCAACCATATTGTTCATGGCCTTCGTTTAATTTTTTCATAATTAAATCTCTACTTGTTTTTGCAAGTATAGAAGCTGCAGCAATTGATGTGTATTTATTATCACCGCCGACTACTGTTTCGAATGGAAGCCCGTTCCATCCATGAAATTGATCTCCATCTACAAGAATAAAATCAAATTGATCTCCTTTTATTTTAATTCCATCTAAACATTCTTTCATTCCAAATAATGTAGCTTTTAAAATATTTGTTTTTTCAATATAATCTACATCAACTGCTTTAATTGAATATGAAATTGCATTATCTAACACCAATGCCCTTGCCTCTCGTCTTTGACCTTCGTTTAATAATTTAGAATCTTTAATTAATGGATGTGTAAATCCTTTTGGCATTATAACACCTGCAACCACAACTGGTCCAGCCAATGCTCCTCTTCCCGCTTCATCTAATCCTACCTCAACAAGTTCTTTGTTCATGTAAGATTTTAAAATAATGTGTTTTGCTTTATTCATATGTTATTATATGAAGAAAATGAAAAATGTTTATCTGCCTTCGTTATCTCGCCATGCATCATACTTCTTAACAATATCAATAAGAATCTTGGCTCTAACAATATCTTTTTCTGTGAAGACATGTTCATTGACACCTTTAGTAGTTTTAATTATTTCATAAAACTTTGGCATACTAACTTTATTTTTTTGAATGTCATATTGGTTAATATCACCAGCTACAATTGATTTACTAGATTTACCCATTCTTGTTATAAATAGCATTAAGCTTTTCATTTCAGCATTTTGCGCCTCATCAAGAATCATTAATGCATCATCATAGGTATCTCCTCTCATATATGCAAGTGGTTCAAATGTAATAAAATTCTTTTCAAACATAAGTTCAGTCATTTCAGAACCTATGATTTTTTCAATATTAGATTTATAAGATTTTAAATATGGTGAGATCTTTTCTTCTAATACACCTGGTAAGAATCCAAGTTTCTCGCTACTTTCAACCATTGGTCTACAAAGTACAAGTCTCTTAATTTGTTTTTCACTAAACATTTTAAGTCCAATATAACATGCTGTAAAGGTTTTTGAGGTTCCGGCAGGGCCGTGACAAAATATAATTTGATTTTCATTAACTGTTCTTACATATTCTTGTTGTGATTGTCTAAGCTGTACTCGCTTTAGCGACTCTTGAATGTGTTTTTTTAACGAGTTTCCATTTTGTCTTTTTTGCATCTATTGTGGTATTTTTTAGTCACCTGCCATAATAACAAGCTCTTTAAGTTCTTGTAGATTTGTACACTTCTCATATTCCTCTTTTTCTTCAAAGTGTTTAATAAGCAAGTCAATGTATTTAGAACGTTGACCAATACCATGTGGTACCTCAACACTCTGGCTTCCTTCTTTATATACAATGAATCTATTAACTGATTTAGTATGGTTTTTACTTAACAGTTCATATGACTCTTCCATTAATTTGTCGTGATCCTCACTGGATAAATATCCTTCCATCGCCATTTTACTTACTTTTATTTATATATTCCAACCACCTTTTATTGGCAGCCTTGTTTAATAAAAAAAATAGATTATATTATTAGTCATTATTTTTATTCCCATACATTCTTTCAACGTATTGGGCATGTTTGACTTCCTCTCTACGGAGTACTGATTTTTTAGTATGGTGTCTTCTTGCACTAACTTTCTTAGATTGTTTAGTTTTAAACACTTTTCTTTTATATTGCTTTAACGCCTTTTCTATATCTTTCTTTACATTTACTATGAGCATATCTTGTCTTTTATAGTTTTTACTTCTTTACACTTTTCAAATTCTTCAGTTAATTCAAACCAATTAATTAAAGAATCTAAGGCTTTTAATTTTAAATCCTTTGGATAACCTCCATATATTGCATATGAAGTATCTTTTATTAAAGCATCATAAATCATTTCATAGACGTGACCAGGATTAATTGGTTTAGTTACTAACATATTTAGAAACATTTCAAAATCATTAAATTCACCAAGTGGACTTTCGCCTATCATTTTACTTTTATTTTTTTAACATGTTCAAGTTGTTCCTCTGTAAGTTTTGGCCATTTACCATTAATTCTACAAAGCAAACTTCCTCTGTTTGTTGTATTATATATCGGGAAACCTTTGTCAACTATCCTCAGTACCCTGCCAGGATATGTGTTTTCTGGAATTTTAAGTAAGACTTTGCCATCAGGTGTTTCAACTTCTCTTTTACAACCTAACATTATGTCCCACCAGTTGAGAGTTAATTCAGTCCAGATATCACTTCCTTGTAACACAAATCTAGAATCTTGTATAACAGATACATTTATGATAACATCCCCTCTAGGACCATCAGGGTTATAGGGGTTAGTGCCTCCTTTGTCATTAATTCTAAATGTTTGACCAGTAAACATACCAGGTTTAAAATTCATAGCAAGCCTTTGTCCATTTACTGAAAATTCTTTACGACAACCATGAAAGGCTTCATTAAAACTAATAGTCATATTAACTCTAAAGTCTTGGCCTTTAGCCTGTCTTCTATTTCCAAATATGTCATTAAACATATCTGCAAAGTCTCCACTGCCACCAAAGGGATTTCCACCATTACCTCCAAAGGGATTCCTTCCACTAAATGGACTTCCCTTAGGATCTCCAAATTGATCATAGTTTTGCTTCTTAGTTTTATCTCCTAAAACATCATAAGCTTCACTAACTTCCTTAAACTTTTCTGAGTCGCCGTTTTTATCAGGATGATACTCCTTTGCTTTTTTACGATATGCTTTCTTTATTTCAGAATCAGATGCCCCTTTATCTACGCCTAATACGTTGTAGTAGTTCATCTCCTATGATTGATCAAGTTTCTTATTAATAATCTCAGTAACTTGGCCTACTTTTCTTTTTTCTTGAATATCTTTTAATTCTAAAGTTGCCTTCTTTTCTTGCACCTTATTAAACTTTTCAGATTTTTTATTTTGTGCTTCGGTTAATACGTTCCCTTTTTCAAGAGCATCTGCAATTCTCTTTAATTGTTTTAAAAGATCTTGTGTAAGTCTATTATTTTCCATATCTGTTTTTTACTAGGTCTGACTTTCCATTTTGAAAATCTTGGTAAGGCAAACTATTATCCTTTTCTCCTTCATGTGGACTATCTATTTGTGGCCCTTCTACTTTTATATTATCTTTATATGGATTTGTTTCACCCATCTTTGATTTAAAATATGCATCAAAGTCCTTTATAGTACCTCTAAAATTCCTAATGTTATATAAGTTAGAATCTTCACCTGTAGAATCACCAGTTCCTTGATGTTCAAACACGTTATATGTTTTTACATATTTCATTCGTCTTCTTTCTTTTTAGATTTTCTAATAGTATCTAATTTAGATCTAACTTCTAATTCTTTCTTTTTTAAATCAGTCTTTTGCACATCAACCTTCGCGCCCTTAGCCTGTAATTTAAATAACATACTTCTCATTTTATCAGAACTATCTGCTTTACCATCTTTAACGTCGCTGGTTATTTTTTTATCTTTCTTTAAAAACTTCTTAACTTTTTTAACTGCTTTTTTCTGTTTTTTAGTTACAGCTTTTATTTTAGTAGTAGTGTTATTCTTTTTCTTTTCAGAAATAAAACTTTCAAATGTTTTTATTGTTTTCAAAATTCAATTTCTTTTATTTGATCTGAAAATAATTTAACATCATGGCATTTTTCATAATCTTCTCTATCTTCAAAAAACTCAATCATAATATCAAGAGTCTGTTTTAGTCTATTTAAATTATCTTCACCATATTCGGCAATACCTTCAACGTCTACTCCTTGTTTTACAATGTTGTTATAGTTTTCCATAATTAATTGTTCTTCTCTAACCCTTTTTAATTTTTCAATTAAATCTTTAAAATCAGCTTCGTTAAAATCATCTAAACTATTAAATGATTCACTTCCTCTACGATTATTGTTTTCATCATCAAACAAATCATCATAATCCTCGTTGTCAAAATAATCTTTCATAATATTATATTTATCTATTTAATTATGTAGTGATATAGCCAACCAGTATCTTCATCATCATATTCTATTTCTTCAACAACATATCTGTCTCCGATTGCCTTTTGTAAAGAATCTAAAGGAACTCTTCCCCAATATCCAAATCTAAGTGTAATGCTACCAAACATTCCTTCAGTAGATGGGCCTACTTGAAAATCATCAGACCCGTATTCTTTTTCTATCTTTTTTAATATTTTATAATCTATTCTCATATTTTATTTATTATCCTACCATCCATTCTATTTCAGCATCGCATAATGAAACGTTGTCTTTGCCGTGTTTATTTGTTAACTCTCTTTCTATTGCATGGGCTAAATCCCAATTATCTGTATTTAAATAGTCTATAATCTCACCATTTATAAATAAGCGTACTGTATATCTTGTCATCTTATACAAATTTATAACCTAAATTCTCACAACCCATCTCAAATTCAACATGTAATTTATTTAGTTCATAATATTCTCCCCATGTAATTAATGGATTTTTTGAGTTAATTGTGCAACATAATTCCCAATCTAAATCGGATTTGTTTTTCCAGCTTTTTTGTACTTGTTTTTCTATTGTCATTTTTTTAAGTTTTAATTATAATACTAATATAAACAAAAAAAGCGACCCGTGAAAATCCTGGACCGCTTTTTTTCAAAAGTTATTAACAATTTACTTAATTGTAATAGATTTAGATTCAGTTTTGCCGCCAAAGTCGATAATTAATAAACCATTTGTCATTTTTGCAGAAATGTTTTCTACATTAGTATTG